CATTCCGTCCGACCAGAAGAGTCGGTCGTAGGCCCCGCCCGTGCCAGCGGATGCCTCGATCGTGAGCCCGATCGGATCGAGCCGCTGGATCGTGTTCGCCGTAAAGCTGCCCGAGTAGAGCTTTCCATTAAGCGGACAGAAGACCACCATCGGCGACGTCCCGCCGAGCCCCGAGATTTGTCCCGTGACGAGCGCCGCGCCCGCCGCCGTATCCGCCCACGGGTCCACTTGGTAAATGAGCGAGCTTCCAAATCCGACCGAGAAGATGCGATCGTTAATCGGGCAATAGCAGGAGTGGTATTGCCCTGACGCCAAACTGCCCACGAAGAGATTGTAGCCCGCGTCGAGCGCGTTCGGGTCGAGCGAATTCTGAAAGAAATAATTCGCCCCGTTGTTCCCGTAGACCGGCACATGAATCTTGTTCGATGACGGGACATAGCACGGACCCAAGACACCGTTCGCAACGCTGAGCGGATACGTGAAACTGAACACCGGCTTGGCACTCACCGGATCGCGGAAGTGGATCGCGCCTTGGTAATCGGGCGACATCATGAGCCCGACCGATGGGATGTACTGAATCCCCCCGAGCGACGGGCCGGGAAGATTGTGATCCCACGGGAACCCCTGCTCGATCCCGTAGAGCGGTGCAGGACGTGGCCGCTGCGGGAGGCCGTAGAGCGCGTTGGCGGGCATCAGATGATCCGCTGCCGGAGGTAGGTGCCGTACCGGAACCGCGTCGATGACATCTCGATCGGATCGACCACCCAGAGTTGCAGGAACGGATCGGTCATCCAGAACTTCTCAGTCACCGGATTCCAGCCGAAGTAGAGACCGGCCACGCTCGGCTCCGTCATGTGCGTGACCTGCGCGCCAGCTTGATCGATGAAATCGACCGTGTTGCCGTTCTGGAGCAATGTGCGCCCTGTCGTGGGCGACGAGCACCCGCCCGAGCAGGTCGAGCCATACCCTAACGCCGCGATCGTATCCGAGTTGAGCGGGTCCAGCGTCTTGAACGCGAGCCCCTGCGTTCCGCACACAAGGACTTTCCGCATCGCGTCGGCGTAGAAGAGACCATCGTAAGCGCCGCCAGAAGCGATCGTGTTGTCGATCGCCTGTGTCGTGGGGTCGATCCGATAGATGTTGTTCGCGCTTCTCGACGCCGCGTACAGTTTCCCGTTGAGCGGGCAGAAGCAAAGCCCGAAGGTGACCGCGCCGAACGTACCGGACACCGTCGATGTCGTGTGCAGCGCCTCAGTCCACGGATCGATGATGTAGACGGTCGGCGTGTTATAAGCCGTGACGTACACCTTGTCGTTGACCGGACAGTAGGCCGCGCTATAGACGGCGCTGTTGAGTCCCGTGATGATGGTGGTCTTGCCGGTCTTGAGATCGACGACCGCGATCATGGTGCCGGACCCGTTATCGTGGATCGGCACGACGATCTTATGGCAGGACGGCACGTAGGCGGCGTCCAGCACCCCGTTCGTGCTCGCCGCGAAGACGAGCCGCTTGACGATCCGCATCGTCACCGGATCGTGAAAGTCCACGGACCCGACCGAATTCACGACCATCATGAGATCGAGCGCCGGGATGTAGCGAATCCCGCCGTGCGAGTCGGTCGGGAGATTGTGATCCCACGGGAACGTGAGTTCGCGTCCCCAGAACGGCGTGTCGTTGGGGCGCGGCGGAAGCGTCAGGATTCCAGAGCGCGGCATCGCTTATCCCTGCCGGAGGATGTCGTATTCCGTATAGGTGCGCTCGATCGGATCAATGGCGTAGAGCGCCCGCGCCCCGTTCTGCGTCACCCACACTTGCTTCGTCACGGGATTCCAGCCGCAGTATTTGAGATCGGCGATCCGGGGATTCGTGATCGACGTGACCAGCGTGGCGGACGGATCGAGAAACCGGATCGCACTATTCGATGTGTCGATGATGACGGTCTCGTTCGTGGTCGGGACCGACACGCCGGAGAAGACGAGACCGGACCATCCGTTCATGGCCTGTGCGACCGTGTCCGAGTTGAGCGGGTCCGACGTCTTGAGTCCCGCGCCGCTCGCTGCCGAGATCACGATCTTCTGCATGTTGTCCGAGTAGAAGCAGAGATCGAAGCCGCCCGCCGTGCCGGTCGATGCTTCGACGGCAAAGGTGAGCGGGTTGATCCGAACGATCGTGTTCGCGCTCCGCGAGACCGTGTAGACCTTCCCGTTGAGCGGGCAGAAGCAGATCCCGAGTGGAATGCCGCCGATCGTGCCCGAGACCGTGCTGGTCGTATGCAGCGCCTCAGTCCACGGGTCGATCACATAGACGGTCGGTCCCTGCCACGCCGTCATGAAACAGAGATCGTTGATCGGGCAGTAGCAAACGTCGTAGGTGCCGGTCGTGAGTCCCGTGAGCGCGGATGTCCGGCCAGTCTTCAAGTCCAAGAACGCGACGGCGCCGCCGGACCCGTTGAGGTAGATCGGGAACACCAGCTTGTCGCACGACGGGACGTGGCAGCAGTTGATTTGGTAGTCCGTGCCCTGACCCCAGGTGAGTTCGACTTCGTGATCGGTGGTCAGCGGATTCCGGATGTTCACTTTCCCAAACCCGTCGGCCTGGAACATGAGATCGAGCGACGGGATGTAGCCGATCCCGCCGATCGCCTTCCCGAGCCCCGGTAGTGCATGGTCCCACGGGAACCGACGCTCCCTGCCCCACGTCTTCCGTGAGTCGCGCCCCGCGTGTTCTTGGGGACGCGTCGGGAGTCCGTAGAGATCCCCGTGAACGATCATTACGCCGCCTTCCCGCCGAACACGAAGACGTTGAACGTCTCAGCCTTCTCGGTCGAGCAGTAGATCGTCCAGGTCGAATCGGGGAGTCCGAGATCCGTCACGCGGAACTCGTCTTCGAACGCCTTGACGGTCGCCGCCGGCGTGATCGGCGTGACGCGGCGCTCCTTCCAGAGCCGCTTGGTCGAGCCGGACTCGATGAAGAACCGCACCATGCCCGCGGTCGTGGTACCGGTCGCCTGGATCCGGATGAGCGACGGCAGGATGTGGATGATGCCGCTCGCCGCCGCCGGACCGGCGAGCAGCGTCCCGAGCGTCCCGGTGCCGTCGCGGTTCGTGTTCGCGGTCGCGATCTGGACCTGCGCGAGCAGGACGAGGTTCGCGTATGACGGTTTCGAGGCCATTACCAGAATCTCCCAGACAAGAAGTTGGCGAGCTCCCCTTCGCTCGCAGCAGCGTCCGCGATCGCATCGACCTCGGCAGGGGAATACGAACCCACGACGGAAATCACACCGCTCGACTCCAGGACGATGTCATCGAGCCGGAACCCGATCGATCCGCCCGCGCCCTTCACGCGGATCTCGAGCCGGTCCGCCGCCGTGCCACTCGGCATCTTGAAGTTGCCGATCGGGATCACGATCTGCTGGTAGGTCGTGACCTGCGACGAGACGAAGCCGAAGAACTTGTCCGCGATCGAGACGACCTGACCGACCTTCGCGGTGCCCAACTGCCACTGGAGTTGGAGCGCCTTCTGGCTCGCCCAGGAGGCTTTGCTCTTGATGTTCAGGACCAGCTGGTTCGCGCTCGCCACCAGGACCGCCGAAGCGAGCGTCATCATCACCCAATCGTCGGCCACGCACGCCGTGCCTTCGATGCACTTGGTACCGGCCAAGGGCTGCGACGTCGAGTTGGTGACGATCCGACCGCCGGCGCTCGTCGTGAGCGTAGCCTCGGTGGCTTCGTGGTAGAAGTCCGTCTTGACGATCGTCGGGATCGTGGTCGCTGCCGCGGCGACACTCACGAAGGTCACGACCAACTGCGTCAGCGGATCGATGTCAGGCTGCGCGGGGTTCGCCGCCGCCGTGCCCGCGACCGCATGGAACGTCCCCGTGGCCGAGTCCGCGACGATGAGATCGATCCTCGGGTTTGAACCGTCCGCCGCGCCCAACGTGATGTCGGCTTGCGGGAACGTGTAGAGAACGCCGCGGATGAACGCCTGGCCGGCGGAGACGCGGAACGTGAGGCCCGAGACGAGCGAGACGCCGCCACCCTGCTGCAGGTACGTGGCGTCCGAGGTGGGACGCTGCGCGGCCAGCAATTCCTCGGTGGCTTCGCGCGAGATGAACGTGCCGACGACGGTAGGAGGCATCGCTTAGGGGGCTACGAGGACGTATTCGCCGGACTGGTTCTCGATCGAGAGACCGGTCGTCGCGCCAGCTTGGAGCTCGATCACGCCACCACCCACGTCCACGAACCACGCGTCCGGGACATCGGTGTTGCCTTCGATGATCTGGTAGGTGCCGGTCCCGCTGTCGAACTGCACGGCGATCGTGGGAATGACAGGACCACCACCGCCACCGGCGCCAGTACCGGTCTGGCCGATGAACTTCTGGTGGTAGGAGAGTTGGGCCGCGACGATCGCGGCCATCGTGAGGCTATCGAGCCCGGGCATCCCCGGACCTCAGACGTTGTAGCAGTAGTAGCGGAGAGCTCCGCCGGTCGCCGTCAGGCGACGGAAGCCCCACTCGACACCGGAGAACGTCTGCTTGGTCGCCGCCGCGACCGCCTCGTTCGCCGCCGTCTCGCTGGCATCGGCGCTCGCGCTCGCGTCATTGACGCAGGAGACGTTCGCCGTGCCAGCGGCAGTGATGACGGTCAGGAACTGACCCCGCACATCCAGGGTGATCGAAGCACCCGAGTTGAGGGTCTGTACGGTGCCCGAGAACATTCGGGCAATGGCCGCAAAAGGGTTCAGCATCGCTCGATCCTCGGGCTAAGGTCTGCGGTCGCCTCCAGGCGCCGCGGGCGAGCTCGGATGAGCGGGACGAACGAAGAGTGCGATATCATCCGGTGTCTGTCAACCGGAGCGGACGCCGCCGATCGACGTCGCCCGTCCTGCGCTCATGTTCCCGGAATGCCGCCTGACGCTGGATCTCACGAATGCCGAGGAACGGGTCCGCGTGATCCAACACGCGCAGGACGGCGTCGATCGCCGCGTTCCATCCAGTGTCGTACTTGTCGTCGGGTCGCTCCGGATCCGGTAGCTCGATCCGGAGTCGCTGCACTTTCTCGAGGATGATCGGGAGGGCGGACATGGGAGGTTATTTGATCAGTTTGGAGGCCGTGAAGATGATGGCAAGCGTGGTTCCAGCACCGAGGACGACACCGCACTTGGCGCCGCACCGCGGCGGCTTCCGCAAGTCCTGCAGCTGACCGATCTCTTTCGCCGCCGTGTCGAGCGCGGCGCGTGCGTCACCGTAGAGCGATCGCCAGCGGACCGCCTCGGCCAACGCCGAGTCCTTGCTCGCCTCGGTGGCGACCATCTTCTCCGCCATGTGCTGCACGGAGACCTTGAGCGCGTCCGATGCCGCCGACATGGAATCCAGGACGACGCGTACCTCGGGTGGCGTGATCGCTCGGATCGAGTCCGGCAGGTGCTCGAGCGCCGCCTCGGCGCGGTCAGCGCGCCCGATCGCGGTCGCAGCTTCGATGCGCGACTTCCGCGCTTCGGCCTTGAGCACGTCGTTCTGTTTGAGCAGATCGTTCAGGACTGGCGTCTGCGCCTTGCTCGCGGAGTCGAGCGCTCGCGTGAGGATCTTCCGGACCGAGTCCGTGTGCGCGTACTGCGCCTGGTCACGACCGGCGTTGTAGCGCGAGTGGCCGTAGAGTCCGAACACGATCGCGATCACGGCGATGAGTGCGACCGCGGCGATCGCGTAGATGACGGGACGAGGGAGGGCGAGCATCAGCGGACCGCCATGCGAACGACGTAGATGTAGGAGGCGAGCCCTGCGACCGCACCCAACGCCACCGCGGCGATATCCCGAGCGCCGAGGCCACGCGGCGGTCGCGTCCAGAGGAAGTGATAGAAGAGCCAGACGAGGAACGCGCCCAGGAGGATCCGGACCGGCGCGTTGTTGATCTTCGACCACGTCCACTCGGAGAGTGTGTCATCGAGTCCGGATCTCCGGATCGCGAGCCACTCGACCAAGCCAGCGGCCACGATCAACGTCGGCCAGATCTTATGCCAGGTCTTCGGCGGAATGTTGAGCAGCGCGTTGCGCGCGTCCTGCAGGAATTGCGGAAGGATACTCATAGCCCTCGCTCCATCCACCACGCGCGGCCTTCGTCTCCGGCGTGTGGGTCAGGTGGTGGTGCTGTGTGATTGAATACCTCGATCAGTCGTGGGTCGTACAGCCGTCCCATGAGCGTCGTGATCCCACGCAGACGGGCCTTGCTCAAGCCTTGCTCGGCGTCTCGAGCCTTGATCGTGAGCTTCGGGCCGGTCTTCCCCATTCGGACGACCCTGCCGTTGTAGCGCACGTACCAGATCATTCACGCGGTCCGTGGGTGGAAGTAGCCGAGGATGTCCTTCCGCGTCACCGGACCGATATCGACCGCGATCCCGTTGTTGGACGCCGTGCCCGCGAACGACCGGTTCCCCTCGATCGTGACGAGCATGGGATCCATGCGTACCACGATCCCGATGTGGTGTGCGTCCATGTCATCCCGGACCGGCCCCTTCTTGCGAAGGCCGTAGAGTATCGCCGCGCCGATCACCGGCTCGCTCACGACATACGGGAGCCAGTAGTCGGTGCCCGCGTAGTTCATCGGGATGAGCGCGCCGCAGTCTGCGTACACCGCACCGGCCCAGATCGCACACCAGTAGGATCCAGGCGGCACGCCGGCGCGCTTCGCGTACTCATCGATCCGCTTCCCTCGGTTGGACCCGAGCGGTTGCTCCAGGATCCCGACGTCCTTGAGCGCGCGAATGACGATCGAATACTGCAGCTGCGTGCAGTTGACCTCGGGGTCGATCCACCCCGCGTCCGTCGGCCACGCGCCCGCCGGAAAGAGTTTGAGCGACATCAGTCGGAGAGCTTCTTGTCAGCCGTGTCCGGATGGCTCCGATCGACAATGAGCGGAGGCTCGACCACCGGCACGACGACCGCCGGGACCGCGAGCGCCGGTGCGTCAGCGGTCGTCCCGGATCCCTGCATTCGCGCCTGGTTCGCCGCACGGACCGAGGCCGGATTCACGATCGGTCGCTCCTGCGTCATGCTGTTCGTGGCGTCCGGAGAACCGCGGTCTTCCTCGATATTCCCGTCCCACGACGTGTTCCGCTTCGTGCGGTAGCCCGCATACGCGAACCCGTGCGCGCCCGCGAGGAACGCGAGCCAGGATCCGACGATGATCGATGGCTCGATCTGCGAGAAGGACTTGGCCGTTCGCATGGCCTCGACCGCAGCGTGCAGGTTGATCTCGGTCATGTGATAGAACCACAGGACCGTGAGCAGGTCGAGCAAGCACAGGAACAGCATCCGGAACTGGATGGTGGGCAGTCCCGAGAGGATCGGCCACTTCGGGTCCATGACCCACGTCTTCGGGTTGTACCAGACCATGACTCGAGAGGAAGAAGAAGCGCCCCGTCGGTCCACCGGCGGGGCGCGTGGGGTCGGCTACTTCTTGCCCTTCTTCGGTGCGGCCACCGGCGTGCTCGGCGTCACGCCGATCTGCGCGAAGGCGTCCTGCGCCTGGTTGGCCGAATTCACGATGCCGTCCACCATCGTGGTGAGCTCGGAGAAGGTGTCGTCGTCCACGACCTTGTCCTGGAGCGCGACCGCCTGGTTCTGGAGGCGCGCGATCGCGTCACTCGCGGCCTGTACCGTCTCCTGCTGCTCGGTGCCGAGCGTCTGGTACTGCGAGCGGACTTCCGCCTCGCGCGGGGTGTCGGGTGTGGGTCCAGTCATGTGTGTTGTTCTCCTGCGTGAGAAAGTGAAAGCGCGTCACGAACCTACGATGAACGTCCGACTTGTTCAAACCCTTCCTGCGCCGCGTCAGCGGCCTTCTTCGTCTCACTGACGAAGGTCGTCATCTCCTGCATGAAGCCGTCCCGGACTTGCGAGACCTCGAGCTTCCGGAACGAGGCGAAGAGCGCCTTCACCTTTCCGTTCGGCGACAGGTCATCGAACGTCAGTCCGAGCCCGTCGATCGATGTGAGATCATCCATGCGTCACTCCTACCGTGTCGGTGTCTTCGGTGGCTTGGTGTGCTTCGGCTCCTGGAGGCACGCATTGCGAGCGCAGAAGACCGAGTCGGCCCTTGTCGCTCGGAACGGTGGACGTCGCGCTGCTGCCGGTCTCCGAGCTCCGGCCACCGGCGCCGGGATGACCGCGGCCACGCCCGCCAGCTTCTGTGTGAGCGTGGGGATGTCAGCGCCGACGCCGGGGAAGCTCGGCGCCGAGTAGTCCGGCTGGAGCCCGATCTCCGCCTGGGTGAGCTTGTACGTGTTGCCAGGAGGATTCTTCGGTTGGTAGGTCGCGAGCACGCCCGAGACGACATTGCCCGAGTAGGTCCACTTCCCCGGACCGATGATGCAGTCGAGCGCCGCCATGTGCGTCGGCTGCGCGCAGTCCGCGGCCATCGTGTAATCGGTGTTCCCGGCGAAGATGTTCTTGTTCCAGTTGTTGTCGCCCCAATCGGTCTGCGCGCCACCGCTCAGGTAGAACGAGAACCCGCGGCCAGGCGTGTTGCTCACGAACGTGTTGTTCCGGATCCGGGTGTGCGTCGGACCGCTGTAGGTGGGGTTGAGCCACCCGGATCCCGTGATCCCGTTCGACGTGCCGACGTTCGTGAACAGGTTGTTGTACGCCAGCACGCGACTCACCGGATAGAGAATGCACGCCTGTGCCGTGCAGTCCCGCGCCTGGATGTTGAGGCCGAGGTTGGAGTTGTTCACGCGGTTGTTCGTGAACGTGATGTCCGTCGAGCCCTGCCGAACCGTGTCCGACGTGCCGCCAGTCGAAGACTTGAAGACGACCGCGAACCCGATCTGGCTCGAGGCCCACGAATTTTCGAACACGTTGGCGTCGATCAAGAGCCGCTGTGCGTTCTTCAATTCGAAGATGTTCTTGATCGACCACCGTCCCTTCCACTCGGGACGCTTGTAGATGTGGTTCCGGCGGATCGTGATATCCGACGGTCGCATCTCGGAATTGGCCGGTCCGGCGCCACCGAACATGATGTTCTCGCCCGCGCCCGCGGCGAAGTTGTTCTCGATATGGTACGGCCCGGGACCGTTCCAACTCTCGATCGCCTGGGAGTCGAAGCCGCTCGCGTGGCAGTCATCGATCCAATTATCGACCACCGCGATCTCGGACCCGTTGATCGCGAAGCATCGAATGAGCTCGCCGTCCACGGTCCCATGCACCCAATTGCGCCGGAAGATGATCTTCGATGGCGCGGTCGCGGGTGACGTGTTGCCATCGCTCGCACTCGCGCCGATCAGTAGCAGGTGGTAGACGAGCGTCGTCGCCTTCGCCGTGTCGCGGGCGATGTTCAGGTGCATGACCTGCCAGCAGTCCGCGCCAGGCGCGGTCGCGAACGCGTACTGGTTGTTCGCCTGGACGACCTGCGCGAACCCGAGCGCCTGAAGGGTGTCCATGCGCGTGCCGGGAACGTCGAGCACGCCCTTCGTCCGGACCGTGATCCACTCCGTGCTCGACGCACAGGAGTGCGCCGGAAGCGTGAAGTTGCCCTGCCACCGCGCTCCCGGCTGTAGCTCGAGACAGTCGCCCGACTGCGCGCCATTGAGCGCGGTCTGGAGATTCGCGCCCGCGAGCACGTCCACCGATCGCGTGCACGGCTTGGGCTGGAAGTCCGCGGTCTTGAGCGGGAGCGCCGGAAGGCTGTCGTCCGTGCCAGGCGATGGCTGCGGCGGACCGTTGACCGAGATCAGCTTGCTCGCCGACGACGTGCGTAAGAGTGAGTCCGTGACCAGGAGGCTCGTCGTCCGATCACCAGCTGACGGATACGTGTAGTCGAAGACGTTCGCCGTGATCGTGCTGCAGCTGGTCCCCGGACCGCAGTCCCACGCATACGTGAGGCGCGTCCCGGTCGAGGCCGAGCCATCGAAGTGACACTTGAGGCTCCCGGCAGGATCGCACGCGACCGTGAACGTAGCGACCGGCGCCGGCGGCGTCGGCGTCGGCGGGACCGGCGGCGCGTAGGAGATCGACTTGGTCGCGGTCGAGGCTTTGCTGCCCGTGTCCGTGACTGTCAGACCCACCGTGTATGCGCCCGCCTTGCTGTAGGTGTGCTGCGCCGAGTTGCGCGCCGTCGAGGTAGCCCCGTCACCCCACGACCAGAAGAACGACAGGTTCGCCACGCCGCCATCGTCGGTCGAGGTAGATGTCGCCTTGGCGAGGCCGGTCGAGTCGTTGAGCGTGAGGTTGAATCCGGCGATCGGCGCCTTGTTCTCGGGCTGTGGCGGCGTCACCCCGTGCGGGACACGGAGCGCGGTCGCGATCGAGTCGATCTTGTTCCGGTCGCGGCCCGTGTTGCTTCGGTTGAGCCGCTGGCGGATCGCATTCAGCGAGTCGGCGCGAACAGAGTCCTGCTTCCCTGCCGTCACGGTCTGTCCAGGGAGCGGCGTCGGCCATGTGTGCCAGAAGAAGAACGCGATCGCGATCCACCAGACACGGTGCATGAGCCAGATCATGGGTGCTTACCTCGGGCGTTGTTGTTCTGCTGTTGCTGAAAGACGACGAAGGCTTTCTGGAACATCTCCGGGAGCTCCTTGAGGATCTCCTTCGTCTGGACATGGAGCGCGTTATTGAGCCGGAGCTCCATCTCCGGGATGGCGTGGACGATCTGCGCCTGGCGAGTCGCGAACTCGGTCATCCGGGTATTGATCTGCCGACGGTCTTCCTCGGAGCGCGCCATGCGCTCTGAGAGACCCACCTGCTGCGTCGAGAGGAACGCGAGATCCTCTCGGAAGGACGCCTCCAACTCCTGGGTCCGCGCCTTGTTCTCATCGACACGACCGCCGAACCCATTGATCTTGTGATCAACGAGCGTCCGGAACTCTACGAGCGTGCGCTCGAGATCCCGCGTCGTGCGCTGGTCGGCGTCGATCCGCTGCTGTTCCGCGTTCTCCAGGAGGCCCTCGATCCGATTGACCTCGGTCGCGAGCTTGTTCTCGATGGTCTGCAATCGATCGAGCACCGGCTTGTTGTTCGCGCGCCAGAGCACCGTGACGAGTGCGACGGTACCGGAGACGAGTGCGACCCACCCGGAGATCGAGACCGGCCACACACCCTCGGGTCGCTCGGGCCGGAGTTGGACCTGTGCGGAGAGGATTGCTACGCGGACGAGTGTCTGGACCCACCAGAATTCGATCACCAGAGCGGCTCCAATGCTGGTGACTCGCCAGACACCCCGGTCCGACGGGCAATCGGAACCTACATCAGCACCAACAATTGAGCCAACGTCGGATTTAGGTCAGGCTCCCCGAGTAGAACGCCTGGGCGACCCAGATCTTCTTCTCAGGCCACTGTGGCGAATCGGACGTGTAGTTGAACTTGTCCCAATTGTAGAACTTGAAGTTGGCGACGACGCCGCTGATGGGTGTCGGCACCACATCGGCGTCGTATGTCGCGAGCGGTGTTGCCGTGTTGATCTCTCCGGCACTCCCACCCGAGCACGCCGGATTGATGAACAATTCGGTCATGAGGTGCCATATCCCGCCGCCCGAATCACTGATGACACCGTGGATCGTGATTTCCACGAAATCCGCGGTGCCGACGATCAACGAGGCTGGACCGACGTCGTATTCCGTGACACCAACGCTGCTGTCCGCTTCGCAACGGAAGATGACGCGTCCATCCCTGAGCAGAACGTTGCAATCCCCGGTGATCCCGTTCCCGCCGTGAATGAGATCGGACACCGTGAACCCGAAGCCGTCATCCGCCATCCACCCCGATTCGATCATGATCCGCATCGTCGTCCACACGGACCTGAACGCCACGCGCGATCCCGAGCCGCCCGTGTCACCGATCGGGTTGGAGAAGTACGTCCAAGATCCCCACCCAATGACATCCCAGATCGTGGACACGTCAGAGACCGCGACCCACCGTCCGACCACGACCGGATTGCCGCAGAACGTGAGATCGGGATCGAAGGAGACGCCCTCGACGCTGCCGTCATCGCCGTACCACGACCAATAGAAGTTGGTCGATTCCGCTTCAACGAACGCGATGTACGTGGCTTCGTCGGCGTAGCGCGCGACTGAGAAGTCGTCTCCGTTGTAGATCCCCTCGGGCATCGGGCATCCAATGCCATCGAGACAGAGCGGCGGCAGCGCATACCGGAATTGAGCGTGAACACCACCGAACACCGGATCAGCCGTCCCGTTCCCGCCTAACGCAACCGCATCCCACAGCACGTCGTTCGTGGCATCGGGATCAATGTTCACCCACCCCGATGACTTCTGCGGGCCGGTCGAGTCGATCGGAATGTCAACGGTTGCACCCGACACCCCCGGATCGATCGCCGATCCGCCAGCCGTCGTCCGGTACTTGAGGCGAGCCTTGGAACCAGCCGAACCTGCCGTCGTGACTTTCCCGATGACGCCGCGGACCTGCACAGCGCCGCGAGCGTTGAACCAGACTTGGCGCGACGTGAACGCCGTCTCGCCAGACGGCAGGTTCGTGACGGTGTGATCGCTGTCATCGATCAGGAGATCGACATCCGGCACGGTGATCGTGCCGGTCACCACACCACCCGGAGTCGGGTTCTCCTCGGCGTTCGGGAAGTAGTCCGCCGGTGGACGGAATTCCTTGTTCCAACCCATTAGGATCTCATTTAGGCGGGACCGGTGACGAGTGGGAGCGGCGAGCGCCAGAAGACCGGCAGCGTGGCGTCGAGCTCAACGTTGCTCGCGTCATACGCGACCAGACGATAGTACTGACCGGCCTTCACGATCGCGTCATAGTACGGGAAGTCCGCCGGATCGAGGATCGCCGACACCGACCACGGATCGTAGCGTCCCGAGTCCTTGGACTTCTGCACCTCGATGTGATCCGTGCCTCCAGGCACGCCGGTCTTGTCGATCTTGACCCGAGGACCGGGGAGCGTGAAGGACGTCTCGGCGGTCACCGTGAACGCCGTGCCCCACGGGTCGATCGTGACGAGCGTGCGCGGGCCGGACTGCGAGTTGGAGATCCGGAAGACGCTATAGCGATAGGTCTTCTGCGCGTGGAGATCCGGATCCGTCCACGACCCGGATGTCGGACCGTCGAGCGTGATCGAGTCGATGTTCACGCCATCCCGGAGGATGTAGATCGCGCCGGTGCTGACCGAGACCGCCCAATCGACCTGCACGGTCGTCGCGTCGATGCGCGTGACCGAAAGGTCCGTGAAGTCGCCGGGATCGCTCCCCGTGTCCACCGTCGTCCCGACCAGCCGGAGCTCGTCGCCGAAGGTACCGTCGAAGGTCTCAGGCTTGACGATCACCGTTCGAATGATCGCCTGACCGTTCCGGCCAGTGGGAATCGGCTGGAAGCAGCGCCAGAACTTGATGCCGTTGTACGGGTCGCCATCGACCGGCGTGGCGTCTCCCGGCCACACGTAGTTGCCCTCGGTCGAGAGCCGTCCCTCGGGTCGCTCGATCGTCCCGGCCTTGAAGGCATCGCTCCCGACCGGCGGCCACTCCGGCACCAGCGTCCCCGGTGCGTTCTCTCGCGCCCAGATATGGATCCGCCGGATGTTCTTGCCCGCGAAGAATGCGGGCCACACGCACCCGTTGGTCTCGCCGTCCCAGAGCTCCCCGCCGTACATCGTGGCCTCGACACCCATGCCGAGTGCCAGGAACAGCGAATCGACCTCCGGCGCCTTCGGGCCTTCGCCTTCCCGGATGATCCAGTTCTTCGTGAAGCCCGCGACCGTGCCGCGCGTTTCGAACGCCGTCCGCGTCTCTTTCGCCTTTCCCCACGTATGCGTGATCCGCTGCACGGCTTGCAGCTGGTTCGTGGTGTACTGGTCGCCGTTCGCGACGAGCTCGAAAAGATCGTAGACGTGGAAGGCCCACGCGAAGAGCGTCGTGAATCGCTTCTCGGCCTTCGGGAACGCGAGATCCGCGAGCGCCGTATCGAGGAAGGTCTTGGCCTCCGCCGGCGTATCGATCTGGCTTGTCGCGGCCTCCTTGAACTCGAAATACCGCTCCGTGTAGCGGGTGATCGAGTCCGGGACATCCGCCGCGACGTAGGAGACCACCTTCTTCTGCTGGTCCCTGAAGTAGCACCGGCCCTTGTTCCGGACGTCGTCGGTGTTGATGTCGAAGTCCGGATCCGCGTCGTAGTTGTCGGCTGAGAAGGTGAAGTCCGGCGTCGTGTTCCCCCGCGGCGGCAGGAACAGCCGGAGCTCCATGTCGTCCGAGGAATTCCACATGTACCGGACGTTGGCGCCGATCGTGTTGATCGCGAGATCCCGGAGGCCCGTGAGAAGTCGCGGACGCTGGAAGTTGAACTTCTTGAGTTTGACCCCTGCGGTGACGATCGCCGCATCCACGACCAGCGTCACGGCGCCCGTGCCGAGGTTGTCATCGAGGATCTGCTGCATCACGGTCTCCATCGCGTCACCCGCGTCGGACCCGTAGACCCGCTCGTCCTCGACCTGCTTCGTGAGCAGCTTGTGCCCCAAGTCCGCGATCTGGAGCGTGATCGTCTTCTTCATGCTCACGGCGACCACGTAGCCGTCGAACATCTTGTGCTGGCTCGAGTCCGTGCCGTCGAGCCGTGCCGTGGTGCCGTAGCACCGGATCCGCCGCATCCCGTCGATCAGCGGCGCATAGGCGCTAGAGTCGTCCACGTTCGCCGGACTCGACTCAACGAGCGGCGCGATCGAGATCGAGGCACCGCTGGCCGCAACCAACGACTTGGCGAGCTCAATGCTCCCGGTCCACGTCGGCGCGTCGGAGTCGTCGGTGATCGAGCCGCGGATGACGAAGTCGAGGTTGGAGAACCCCGTGCCCGACAGGTTCGTCAGTGCCTTCCACGTCCCGTCGATGTTCTGGATCTCGACCGTGTCGATCTTGATCGATCGAGACGCCAGTCCTAAGACCGTGAGCTCGGTACTGGTGGCACTACGAGGCACTAATTGACCTTGGAGATCGTGAGCGGTGCCGTGTAGTAGAACTTGTCGCCGGTGGGCGCATAATCCGCGTCACCGACCAAGACCGCAACCCCGGTCACCGTCGGTGCACTGCCCGACGTCGCGGTGCGCGCGAAGTCGCCGGAGACCGAGATCGGCTTGGGATACTGCGCCGCGGTCCTGAGTGCCGCGAGATCATCGAGCGTTGGCAGGTACGCCGTGAAGTTCCACTCATCGACGGGATCGTAGGTCTTCGTGATGAGACCCTTGCCCGAGTGCGCTCGAGACACGTCGATCCCGTCCATGATCTTCCGCCACGCCGATCTCCCGGAGTTGGAGATCGCGAGCACCTCCAGGTTCGCGCCGCCGACGTCGATCGTCAGGAATGGCATCGTCGCTTCTCCTAGTTATCGATTCCCGGCAGCGCGGTCGATCCCGTGCGCTGGAACTTCCACGTCCGGAGCTCCTCGATGATCCGCTCCGCGAAGCTCTCGGAGTCCTCACCCGGAGCCTGTGTCACAATCATATCGCCGGTCCACGTATTCGACACCGAGCCACGCGGGCCGAGCGGTGGCGTCGGGTTGACATCGATCCCGATCGGTGGCTCCGGAATCGTCGGCGGAATGTCCGGCGGGAGCGTGTTCGGATTGAACGGATCCGCCGACAGGAACCGCACTTGGTTGGTCTTGAACCAGTCCGGGACGTTCGTGATCGCCGCGTTCGCGTCGTTCACCGTGTCCGTCAGTTGATCGAGGCCGGTCTCAAACCCTTCGATGATCCGAATGAGATCGTCCTTCCCGAACAGTGCACCGAACGCCTTCGCGTCGAGCGCGCCCGAGAGCAGCGCCTTGGTCATCGCCTGAACGGCCTTCTTGACCGCCGCCGGATCCCCGAGATCCACGCCGGCGAAGAACTGCTTGAAGAGCTCGGGCGAGAGCTTCGCGAGGAGCGCCGCTTGGTCCTGGATGATCTGCGCCGGTGTCTGCTCGACGTCGAAGACGTTGTTGAACAGATCGATCTTCTTCTGCTGGTCATCGATCGTGTTCGCGAACTTGGTCGCCGCCTCCGCCGCGAGATCGATCGCCTGGGCGACCTGTTCGAATGCCGCGACGATGATCCGGCCACTGGAGTCGAGCAGCGTGATGCCGAACTGCTTGGCGATCTCGTTGATCTCGGCGAACGTCGTCCCGAACTGCGTGATGACCTTGTTGAACAGGTCGATGCCGATGGCACCGGACTTGGGAAGCGCCGCCGCGGAGAGTGTGCCGGACTGCTGGAGCGCGGCGCGGATCCGTGTCTGGTCGCCGAGCGCGCCGGTGAAGCCCCGCAGCTGCGAGGACAGGAGCGACAGCTGCTGGTTGTTCGCCTGAAGGATCTTGTCGTGCTCCGTCTGCTCGGCGCTCCGGCCCGTGAAGGCTTCCACGATCGAGCGCACGACGTTGAACGCGCTCGAGGCGATCCCGATGCCCGCCGAGATGAGCGCGAGCATCTCGGAGCCTGTCCGACCGACTTGCGAGACATCAACGCCCTTCCGGTCCGCTTCCTCCTTCCGTCGCTTATCGCTCTCCGCCTGAACGCGTTTGAATTCCTGCACGCTGGCGATCAGCACGCCGGTGGACTGGATCGCGTTCAGGATGTTCTTGTTCGTGATCCCGAACGCATCGGACAACTGACGAATGATCCCGACCAGGAGTCCGAGCCGGATCAGTCGCCGCGTCCCGCGATCGACCTTCTCGGCGAAGTCCTGTGCCTGACCGCCGGCACGCTTGTACGCCTGGCCGAACTGCTCCATGATCTTGGCGATCGCCTCTTTGCTCACGCCCGCGGCCACCAGCGCATCGATGATCGCTTGCCGGAGCCGACCGAGATCCCCGAGCGCGCGGACCATGTTGCGGTGCCCTTCCTCGGCCTGGACCGGATCGCCGAAGAGTTGGGCGTTCTCCATCTGCGCCTGAGCCGCGTTGATCGCCGCCGCGATCTCCTGAATCTTCGGGACCGCGTCCGGGAACATCTGCTCAAAGATGTTCGGCGTGATTTGGTTGATCTCCTTCTGAGTCGCGGCCAGCTTCTGGAGCGACTTCGTCACATCCTCACCACGCAGCCGCTGACCGACGATCTTCTCGTTCAGCCGGAACTGGAGATCGTTGAGCTCTTTGAGCAGTCGCTTGCCTTCCTCCATTTTCTCGAGCGGGATGCCGGTCGAGAGGATCTGACCGCCACCCTGACCGGACTCCTGCAGCGCCTTAATGCGCGCGATGACGTTGTCGATCTTGGCGAACGTCTCGATCGGCACCATCGTCTTGAACTGCTCGCGCAGGAGGCCGACGTCCGACAGGAGCGCACGGAGACGCGACTGCAATTCGGCGTCACCCTGCGTGCCGATCTTGGTCAGTGTCTGCTGCGCCTGTTTCTCTAACTCCGCGAGCGCCGTGAACGCCTCCTGCTGCGAGGCGAAGTCTTCGGTCTTTGACGCGAGTTGCAGCTGCTTCCGGATCTCCGAGAGCTTGGCCGAGAACTGGTCGAGCTTGTCTTTGCCCTCCGCGGTCTGGATGATCCCCTTCATCGCGCTCGCGAGCTTGTTCGCGCCCGCGATCTGGATATCGAGGTTCTTGATGATCTTCTGGTTGGCTGGATCGGAGCGCGCCAGGTTGAACTGCTTGAGCAGCACGTTGACGTTGGAGAGCGTCTCGCGGGCCTTCTCGAGCCCCTCGTTCATCAGATCGATATCGCCCACCTTCCGACCGACCGTGAACGCCTTCGCCGCCTCGGCGCCGGCGGCACGGAGCCGCGAGAGCTCAAAGACGTTCTGCCGGATCTGCTCGGTCAGGAGACCGGCCTTGGTGTCCGCCTCGATCGCCTTCATCGATGCCGCGAATTCCTTCGCGAACTTGGCCGCATCCTGCTCCTGCTTCGTGATCTTGACGAGCTCCTCATCGACGCGGGCGATCTCGTCCTGGTAGCGCTTGACCTCCTTCTGGAGCGCCACGAAGTCGTCGCGCTGCTTCTTGGTGCCGCCCTGCGGGCCGGAGGTGATCGCGGCCACGCCGAGTTGCGAGACCTGCACGGTCGTCTCGACATGCACGCCTTCGGCGAGTTTCTTCGCGAGTTGGAGTTGCGTCTCGTTGAGCGCCGAGGTGAGCGCGATCTTCGCCGCCTCGAGCCCCTTCTTCGACATCCCGACGATCGCGGCTTCGAACGTCTGCGTCTCCTTGCTCGCCTTCTGCGTGGCGACCGTGTACGCGATGATTGCAGCCGTGACGAGCCCGATCGCGATCGCCACCGGACCGCCGATGGCCGCGATCGCACCGAGGCCGAGCGCGCCGGCGCCCGCAGCGCCGCCAGCCGCCGTCGCGAGACTCGCCGCCAGTGCCGCCGCGCGATAGATGACGAGCGCGCGGGTGATGTTGGAGATGAGGAGCAGGAGCGGACCGATCGTCGCCGCAGCGATCGCGAGGCCGACGACCCAATTCCGGGTGTGCTCCGAGAGTCCGACGAAGGACTCTGCGGCCTTCGTGATCATGACAAGGAAGCGCGTGAGGTAGGGCAAGAGCACGCCGCCGAGCGCGATCCCCGCCTCTTTGAGCCGGGACTGGAAGAAGAGCAGTTTGACGTTGAAGGTGTCCTGCGACTGCGCGAGCGTCCCCTCGATGAGCCGTGTGCGCTCCATGATGACGAGGTAACCCGCCTGGACCTTCTGGAGCGTGTTGAGTTGTGCACCGGTCCGGGCGATCCCCTCCCGGTAGGCACGGTCCGCGATCGTGTTGTCATCGATCTCGATCCAGAGCTTCTTCAATTCGCGCGACTGTCCGACGAGGCCGTTGATCACGGCATTGAACGCACGGTCCGAGGACACGCCCGAGAAGAGCGAGATGTTCTTCGTGACCTTGATGAGGTTCGTGCTCATCTCGGCCACCTTCTCGCTCGAGAGGCCGATCGGGATGATGAGCTCCCCGAGCCGAGACGCCATCTGCTGCAATTCGGACGACGTCGCCGGGATCTCGTTCCGGAGCGCGTTCAGGTTCCGCTGCAGTTGCACCGAGGCGGGACCGAAGGAGATCTGGAGCCGCTTAGCCGACTGCTCGGCGTCACCCGCGAGCTTGGTCGCACCGACACCCGCCGCCGCGATCGGGAGCGTCACGAACTTGAGGAACGTCGAGCCAATGCTCTTCCCGATGGCCGCGACCCGGGTGAGTGAAGCGTTGGATCCACTCGACATCGCGGCGTCGAAGTTCTTGAAGAACGTCGTTCCCGCGGTCGTCCCGCCCTCGCCCGTCGTCTTGTCGAGCGTGGTCATGAGACGCTTGACTTCGCGCTCGGCACCCGCGAGCGCCTTCGCCATCTCCGCCTCGATCGCCGCCGGCGCGGCCACGCCCAAGTTCGTCGCCTTGGGCGTCACCACCGACGTCTGTGGCGGGAGCACCGCACGACGGACACGGTCCGCCACGCCCCGCAGCTGACTGAAGAGCCCACCCACGAACGAGGTTCCGGCGTCAACGCCGCGCCGCGCGAAGTCCACGACCGGCACCAGGACGTTGTCCCGGATCTTGGCCGATACGCCGCGCACAGCAGTCAGCACGCCACCAGCCAGCGATCGCCCGATCTGCGCGCCGCGGGCCAAGACGTCGGCCACGTTCCGCGGAACGAGCGCGTCCCGGACCTTGAGGCCCGCGCCCACGACCGAGGCGACCACGCCACCAGCCAACGCCACACCGATCGCCGCGCCCGCCGTCGCGACATCTGCAGCCGCCGGCAGAATCGTCTGACTGACCACCCGTCCGGCGCCGACGACAGCCGAGGTGATCCCCTGCGCGATCCCGCGCCCGATCGCCGTGCCTCGAGCGACTGCGTCACCCACGACCGGCGTAATCGCGTCCCGCACGCGGATCGAGGTACCACGGACCGCCGAGAAGACGCCGTCCGCGAGCGCGCGACCAGCGGCGATCCCGCTTCGGGTCATCTCGCCGATCGGAACGACGATCGCGTCCCGGAAGAGACCCGCCTCTCTCCGGATGGCTGTGGCGATACCGCCAACGAGGCTTCGACCGATGAGCGTTCCGGTCTGCAGCACCCCTTGCACCGCTGGTACGACGGCATCCCGGACCCTGTTGCCAACCCCGCGGACAGTCGTAAGTAGTGAGGTTGCGAGAGCGTTCCCGGCCTCGATCCCACGACGCGCCATATCCGCCGCCGGGAGGAACACGGACTGCTTTAGTCGATCGGTCACGGCGCGCAGCGGCGCGATGATTCCGGCGCCAAGCTGACGTCCGGCCTCGATCCCTCGACGTGCCATCTCGGTGGCCGGAACCACTACCGACGCCAGGATCCGGTCGCTCACCCCACGGAGGGAGCTCACGACACCCGAGGCGAAGCTCCGCCCGATGTCCACGCCCGTCCGCGCCGCGTCGGCCACCCGGACGAAGATCGCGTCCCGAACGAAGCTCGAGACGCCACGGACCGCCGTCAGCACGCCGCGGGAGAACCCGAGCCCCATCTGCGCGCCGCGCGCGGTGGCGTCGGCCACTCGCGGGACGACTGAATCGCGGACGCGCTCGGCAGTGCCACGGGTCGCCGTCGTCACACCGCTGCTGAAGGACCGTCCCATCTGTACGCCACGCTGTGCAGCGTCGGCCACACGCGGGATCACGGAGTCTCTGACACGGTCCGCGACACCACGCACCGCTGTCACGGCGCCACTCGCGATCGCAGACCCGATCTGGGCGCCGCGGACGGTCGCCGCCGTCGCCTGTGGGATGATCGCGTTCCTGACTCGCTCGGCAACGCCCCTGACCGCTGAGACAGCGCCGGATGCCAGTGAGCGACCGATCTCGATGCCCCGTTGCGCCGCCGTCGTGGCCGCAGGAATGACCGAACCACGGATCCGGTCACCGACCCCTCGGACCGCCGTGATCGCGCCCACAGCGAGCGAGCGGCCAATCTCTAGACCTCGTGCCGTGGCGTTGCTCACCGTCGGGATGACGGCATCGCGCCCCCGCTGCGAGACGCCGCGCACGGTCTGCAGCACGCCGGTGACGAGTGACCGCCCGATCTCTAGACCGCGGGCGACCGCGGATGCGACCGGCGGAATGACCGAGCTCGCGATCCGAGTAGCGACTCCGGCCACCGACGACAGCGCACCGGCGGCGATCGCGCGCCCGATCTCGGCACCCCTCGACGCCGCAGCGGCCACCGGCGGCACGATCGCCGCGCGCACGCGATCCGAGACCCCACGGACTGCGGACATGAGGCTCGTCGTGAGCGATCGCCCGATCTCGAGCCCGCGCGCGGTCGCCGCGGCCACGCGCGGTACGACCGCTTCCCGGATCCGGTCCGCGACTCCGCGGATCGAAGACAGGACGCCGGAGACGAGGTTCCGGCCAATCTCGATCCCGCGAGCCGAGGCGTTCGTGATCACCGGCAGGATCGAGCTCCGGACGCGTTCCGCCACGCCGCGCATGGACTCGAGCACACCCGAGGCGACATCGCGCCCGTAGTTCTGGCCGCGGATGATGGCGTCATCGACCCGTGGCAGGAGCGCGTTCCGGACGCGCTCAGCGGTCCCGCGCACGGCGTTCAGGAAGCCACTCGCGAGGTTCCGGCCCGCATCAAGCCCGCGCCGCGCCGCGTCGGTAACGCTAGGGATCACCGAGTCGCGGACACGGTCGCGGACGCCGCGCGTGGCGGACACCAGTCCGCTGACGAGCGCGCGGCCCGCCTCGATGCCGCGGACTGCGGCAGAAGCGGCAAGCGAAGCCGGAATGAAGAGCGCCGCGCCGGCGCCGCCAGCAATCACGCGAGCGACGGAGGCGAGCCCCGAGATGAACGCACGACCGACGTCAGCACCACGCCGTGCGGCATTGGCGACCGTCGGAATGATCCGGTCGAGCAAGCGAGTGGCGTTGCCAGCCGCGGCGACCTGTCGCGCGACAGCCTGAGTCGCGGCGCCGACCACGTCCGTCACGCCTTCGCCGACCCGTGCCCGCTCTTCCTGGATCCCCTGCTTGAACTGCCGGAACGCCTCGGTCACGCGGTTGCGAGCAGCGCGCGGGTCGAGTCCACCGGCCAGGTCGAGCTTCGTCCGGTTGATCTCCTGCTGGAGCTTGTTCCGGAGCGTGGCGATCCGGCCTACGGACTCCTGGAACGCCTTCTCCGCCTCGGTGCGCGAGAGACCGACGCCGAACCCACGGGGATCCACCTGCGATTCCATCGCCTGACGGAGTGCGGGTCGCATCTGCCCGCGGCGTTCCATCTCATCGATCTTCGCCAGGAGCTCAGCGTTCCGGTTGGCGAATGCCTCGGCACGCCGGAGCGACCGCTCAGCGACCGAGATGCTGCCACGGGCGATCTTGGTGTCGATGTCCTGGAGAGCGCGCGTGGTGCGCGTGTTGAGATCGTTGAGGAAGTTGTCCGCCAGCTTGACGTTCCGCGCGCCGCGGTCGAGCGCCTGGAACCCTTTGAGACCACCCTTCTCGATGCCCTGCAGTAATTCGTTCTCGATCTCTGTGCGGAGCCCGCCGAACGCCTTGATCTGGGACTTGGCGCCCGCGATCGTCGCTTGCATGAGCTCCTGGCCGCGACGACCGAATTCCTCCTTGTCGATCGCGCCGGACTTGACCAGATCCTTGAGGGCTTTCTGCTGCTGACGGAACCCGGAGACGATCTGGTCCGACATCTCGCGGGCACGGGCGATCTGCGCTTCGAACCCGCGGTCGGGTCCGAAGAACCCTTCGGCTGGCTTCAAGGCAGCCATCGCCCTGTTGGCTTTCTCGATCTCCCGCGCAAAGGCATTCACGCCGCGCGTGGAGTCGGCCAAGGTGGACTTGAGGGATCGGTTCTGTGCTTCGATCTCGACAACCAGTTTGGCGATCGTCATCGACTACCTCGAGTCCACCTTGTCAAAAAGCGGTGCTACTTGTGCTTGCCGAACCCCTTCTGGACGACCGGTTCGCGGGGCGCTGAGTCTTCCGCGCGTTGTAAGCCTTCCCCGGGCTTCCGCTTCATGGCGTCCTTGTACGACAACTCCTTGGCTGCAATGAGGACGTTCACTTCCTCGTCTTCAGGATCCTCACACCGTATGCCGTCGTCTCGCCGCAGTTTCTGTACGACACCGATGTAGAGATCCTGGTTCTTCTCATACTGCCAATTCTGCTCAACGGCCTCCCACCAGAGGTAGTTGCCCATGCGATCCAGCTGCTGCATGGAATACTCGTCAACGACCTCCGGTGGCTGATGGACCCAATCCTTCGCTATCGAACAAATGAGCCGCTCGAGACCGTTGAACCAGAGTTTCCCTCCGATTCCTCTTCATCCTTCGGCTTCTGGTAGAGGTTCCGGATCTCTTCGACCAAGAACTCGGTGACCGAGGCCGGGAAGTTGAGCACGGTCGCCAGATCGTTCTTCGGGTGCCACATCTGCGCCCCGTCCTTCGTGATCGAGGCCGCGATGATGAGCTTCGCGTCCTGCTCGGACGTATCGACCCGCTGGTCCGCCGCCTTGCCCTTGATGAGCGACGACTGGATCCGCGAATGCTCGCCGCCGCGGAGCTCCTTGATGATCCACTTGGCGCCCGCCCATTCGGTGTAGGCCGGGAAGGTCAAGGTCTTCGTCCGCGACGGAATCTTGGTCGCCTTGATCGCGTGGTCGCGACCCATGAACCCGTCGGCGTCCGTCTCGATCTTCGCTTGGCCGTTCGTGGCCGGTGGCAGCACCGCGCTCCCGACGTTGCCGGCGGCAGTCGAGAACGGTGTGATCGGTGTGACCTTCTCGTCGTTCTTGTTCGATTCGTCTGGCATCGTTCGATTCCCCGCTAGGGTGAGAAGTGGTGAGGTGAACACTGGCCGGTTCCGGCCCTAGCCCGTGGCCGACCAGTGCTCCCCGAGCCCATTCCTTACGGAATGTCCTCTCGCTCGGTGAGGGCGTTGAAGTCGTAGCTGATTTCCTGCAGCCCTTCAGGCGCTGCAGACTCTCGGATGGAACCAACCCGTCCGATCAGCTGCCAACCGTTGGTGCCATCGCGCAGCACCTGGATGGCGATCACATCGTCCGCGGCTTCCGCCGTGTCGAGGATCCCCTGACCCGTGTCGCCCACGGACTTGAAGCCCGAGATCGTCAGGGTCTGTTCCCGTACTCCCGGAATCGAATACTGCACGCTGCGACCGAACACGGCGACGTTCGTCGTCGGTCGGTTGGCGTTGTAATCGACCCGGTTCATGTCGGACACCGGTGAGAACGTACCAGGCGTGTAGACCCCGCCCACCGGTCCCGTGGTGGTCGCAGCTTTGATGATGAGCTCCGACCCCATGATCACTGTGCCGAGTGCCATTAGAGGCTCTCCTGAACCGTCGTCTGCTGACTCGGCAACCCTGTGCGGTCAGCATTTTCGCGCATCGCGGTTCTGGCATAACTGCTATGGCTCGGTCACCCCGGACCGGTCGAGATGAGAATAGCGCAGACTGTTGCATCGATGCAACACCCTGCGCTATCCCAATGACCGTGATTTTTACTTCGTGCTACTTCTTGCCGCGCTTCGTCGCCGCCGGAGTCGCGCCCTCGCCATCCGTCGCGCCAGCCTTCGCCGCTGCGCGCTCTGCCTCGAGCCGCTCCCTTTTCTCGGCCTTGCGGCGCTCGATGTAGTCGTCCGCCTCGGCGTTGGCCGGATCGCCGGCGTCCGCACGACGACCGGACACCTTCTGCGTGTGGATGGGATTCCCACCCGCGCCGGTCGTGCCGTTCGTGCCACCCGCGCCAGCCGGTACGGCAGCGCCGCCCGCTCCGACAGGGGTTGCCGCGCCGCCAGCACCCGCTGGTGTGGCCGGACCGGACGTTCCGCCTGAACCTGCTGACGTACCCATGTGGCCTCCTTAGCCCTGTGGTTTGGTGACGAACCCTTGCTCGTCAACCGGTGGTGGACTGGAGGAAAATGTGGGCCTCTGGCGCTGAAAGTCCACCTCCTCCGGCGTCGGGCCTTGACCGAACGCCGCCATCCGTGCCCGCTGCATGAGCGCCATCGCCCCGAGCACGGTCCGCAACTGCGCGCCGAGCGACACGCACGCCTGGCCGAAGAGCGCCTCGGCGTCTACGAGATCCTGTGCCGGTTGGAACTGGCTCGGTCGTGGCGCCGGTGTGCTGTACGTGTTCGCTTGATTCCGCCCGAACGCCAGCGGCTGACCGTGCTTCTTCGCCTCCGCGAGCGCGGCGAGCTCGCGGTCGATCTCCGGGTTGCTTGGCATTAGCCGTTCGGGAACCCGCATGTCGCGCCAGCCGGGTCGTAGCGGTGATACGGATTGGTGCCATCGGCCATCGCGAGGCATCCGCCCGCCAACGTGATCTCGCGGAACGTCCCCAAGCGCTCGATCGCCGGTTGCCGATACCTAGACTGCGGGTCGTACCTCCCGAGACGATCGAGTCCGGGTTTCTGATACCTTGATTGCGGGTCGTAAAAGAAACCCGGATCGCAATCCTCCGTGCCGATGACTCCGGTTTCGACTACGCGCGCGGCGACTCTGGTCTTACGCATGGCTGACCTCCGAAACTAGGGGTTTTACGACGGGATGGTGCTGGTAGTGACGTCGATCGAGAGAATGGCTTGCTGACCGACGGCAGTCTGGAACACGCCGATCGTATTGACGATGCACGTTCTAGTCTCGAAACCCTCGAGCGTGTGCTTCTTGCCCGAGATGAGACGCTTCACCTTGTCTACGAGATCGAGCACGAACGACTTCGTGAAGGGGTGGGCGTCGAATATATGCAACGACAGCGTGGACGCACTCCCCGCCTTCCCGAACTCGCCTGAGAAGTCACCGTTCGGCGCGTCCGTGACGTTCGCCCAACAGCAGTACGGGAGCGGCCTCGTCGTCGCCGAGTCCACCGTCGGCGGCACCAGCTGGTCGAAGATCTTGTCGCCCGCGAGTGCGTTCGCGAGCGCCGGCGTCCCGAGGATGAGCGTCGTGAACGCCTTCTGCAGCGGATTGATCGGCAGTCCCTGTTCCGGTCCTGGCATTCCTACCTCGCAGAATGTCGTCTGGTGGCGCCGCGGACCATGTTCGCGACCGCGGTCTGGTACTCGGGCCGGATGTGCTCGTAGGCTGGCTGCAGTGACGGGACCGGCGGGTGGAAGACGCCTTTCATGTCTGTCCAGCCGGTCAACTGCCAGAACTTGAAGTAGAAGTTCTCGCCGATCGCCTCGGTGTCCGCCTCGTCCCACCCGATCTCGAAACCCAAGCCAGACGGCGTGAACCGCACATGAATGTGGTCCCGCATGTACCCAGGGTGCCACGGGGGATCCACTTCCTTCCCGACATAGGTCGTCTGATACGTCTCTTCCTCGATCTTGTCGGCGTAGATCCGCGCGAGCTCCCGGAGGCCCTCATCGATCTCCGCCGAGTAGACGAAGAAGTTCCGGATGAGCGCGTCCGTATTCCGGACGGTGACCTTGATCTCACCCGGAGTGACCGTGAAGCCAGAGCGCGCTCGGACCGGCATCAGACTATGGGAGGCCCGAAGAACGGACCGGGGGATCTCGGTCCGGGTTGCGGTAGCCGATCGACGTTCCCGAGGCCCGATCCTCCAGACGGCTGTTCGGCGGACGCCGCCATTCGACCGGCCATCGCGAGGCGCGGCGTGCCGCTCGAGGCCACACCGCTCCTGGCGAAGATCGTCGTCTGCACCGAGAACGTCTTAGGCACCGCGACGTAGATGATCCCATACGTCTCCACGAAATCGACCGTATCGATAGTGCCGCGCACCACGACGCGGTACTTGGCCCGAATGAGACCGCCGTAGCGCCACGGAACGATCACGAACGCATTGGACGCCGGCGCGACCTGCTGCGCGGCCAAGCTCTCGGATCCGTTCATGGCGACCGTCGAGCACGGAAGATCCGAGAGTCCCGAGACCACCGCCCAATCCTCGATCTTCCCGCCCGTGCCCGCGGGATCCGGGATGAGCGTCATCGCTTCAAAGTCGCAGCGGAAGAGCATGTTCTCTTCCCGCATCTGCCGGAGCGACTGCAGCCGCTCGACGGTGACAATGGGAGGCATCAGAAGGTGAACTTGGAGGGGACGGACGCCGAGACACCCATCCCGCCGCCGACGCCGGTCGTGTCCGGCACGAAGGTATTCCAGACCAGCTTCCAGTCCGCCGCCGCATCGCAGAACGGCTTGGCGATGGAGCTCGGCGCCTGTTGCGTGACCTCGTTCACGATCGTGGTCGTCCCGATCCGGCGGCTGTATTCCTTGCAGAGCGAGCCATACGCTTGCCAGTACACGTAAGCCGTCTGCGCCGCGTCGGTCACGGCCACACCGGCGTTCCCGAGCAAGGTCGCCGAGGCCGCGATCCACGCATCGAGCTTCTCGGTCAGCGCCTCGACCTGCGTCTGGCCGGACCCGGGAAGCGGGAGCCAGTCGAACCACCGAGGCTCTAGCTCGCCGGTCCCGTCGGGCGGAGCCAGGAATGTTGCGGCTGTGACTGCCATAAATCCTCGGAAAAAGAGGAAGTGCCAGCGGACGCCCTATGATAGGCAATCCGCTGGCACTGTGCCAACGCTAGAGACCGGAGGGGATTACTCCCCCGCGAGCTCCTCCTTCTTCTCCTGGAGCGTCTCCTGGTCCGTCCCCTTGGCCTCGGCAGCTTCCGCCTTGTCTTCCTCGGTCACTGCTTCGTTCACGGGATCCGACGCCGGGATCGCGACTCCAGACTCCTTGGACTTCTTCCCCGTCTGCGTGAGGCCGAAGGTCTCCGCGATCGCTCGCGGAACCGAGATCGGCTCGTTCGACGGGCCGTACCGCTTCCCGTCCACTACTCGCGTGAACGGCATGGACTCGACTTCGACCATGTTGCTCGCGTGGTTGCGGTCCGAGTGCGGACGGTCAGGATCCGCGGGAGACGATCCCGCCTGGTCCCGACGAAGGACTCCCCCCTTCCGCACGGCATCGATCTCTTCCTGCGTCTGGGGCTTGTTCGTGACCGTTCCGGTCTCGTCCTGCTTTGCGGCGCCTTTCTTCCCCGCCGCCTTCTTTGCCTGTGCCATTGTCTGGCTCCTGCGTGAAGTTGGTGAGTGAAGGTTAGGACATCGCGGTCTGCATGACGACCAGATTCTCCGGACCCTCGAGCACCGGGATCGCGTTCATGGCTGACTCGCCCATGAGCGCATACGGTCGGTTCTCGGGGGTGTAGATCCGCTCCCACCGGCCAGTCGTGCCACCTTCGACCGTCGGAGCGATGTGCGTGTAGCCAAGCTCGATGCCGGACGAGTTGCGAACCTCGTCACCCGAGGCATCGACCCGGAACGACGTCGGCGAGGTGCCGCCGCCGATGACGATGATGTAGCCATCGTCCAGGAACGGAACCGCGATCGTCTTCCCGAGGTTGCCCGTCGAGAGATCGAACACGTTCCCCGTCGCGTCATACGCCACGATCGACGCCTGAGCGCGGATATCGCTCGAGGCGATGTCCATCTCGGGATTCGACAGGCGGATGAAGGACGCCGAGCCACGCTCGTCCTGCGCGGTCAGACGAATGTCGTTCGCCGCGTTGGACGTGATGAGCGTGATGGTCGCCGGCGAGGCGAAGACGACCCGGATCCGACCGCTCAGGATCGAGCGGGCTTCATACCAGTCGTCCCAGAAGAGCGAGGCCGAACCACCGTAGCCGGAGGTACCGGTGCGCTGCGGGAACAGGTTCCCCGACGGCACGCCGTAGGAGACCTGCAGCCGCTTGCTGTTGAACGTCCAGTCGATCGCGCCACGCGAGAGCACGCGACCGCGGAGGTACTCGAGCGTGTCGAGCAGCGGCTGGCGGAGGAACTTGGCGAAGTTGAGGATCGTGTTGGCGATCGCTCGGGTGTCATCGCCACCGCCCGCGCGCACGCGGAGCGACTGCTGCTGGAGGTGACGGAGCATCTGCTCCGGGAGGTTGAAGTAACCTCCGATCTTGGCCGTCTCCTGGATCCAGGTACGGTTCATCGCGGCCCCGACCGGGGGCAGCGGCGAGTCCATACCGACCAAGCCAGCCATCGTGGACATGATCGTGATCGCGGCGTTCGATGCCATGTAGTCATCGACGGTCCGCTCGGGCAGAACTCGTTCGAACAGATAGTTCGAATCCGGTCGCTCCGCATTCGCGATATCGACCTCGAAATTCGGCCCGCTTGTGCGGCGCAGATAGTCGAGCGCCGCCGTGAAATTGAGATTCATACTCAGGCGCTCCGTTAGGAAGGGAAGGGAAGGTCCAAAATCCGAGAATCAGAGAGGATCGAAGACTTCCGCGTCCTAGCGGGTGTCCTGGTACGTGTAGAACTTGAACCGGCACCCTGCAGCTGCGAGCTCGGTCTTGAGCGCGGACGCGAGCGCCCGCGGCGGACCGCCGGTCGAATCCGGCAGCAGGTTTTCGTACAGGTTCCCCCCGTCGATACAGCCGTAGCCCGTCGCCGCAGCCGACATGTCGTTCTCCTTCGCGTCGGTCTCCAGAATGAGCGTGGCGGGGTTGGTCGTGAGCACACGGGGCGAGATCTTCCCGCTTCCCAGGAGCTCACCGACGACGGTACCAGCTTTGAGGAGCTTGTATCCGTCGGCCTCCTTATAGCTCGCATTCACGTTCGCCCAATCGATCTGTCGCCCGCCGTTCGATCGTGTGATCGAGTGCGGATCGACAAAATACGCGGGCGTACCGAATGTGCCTTCCGTGATCGTTGACATTCGTAAGCCTCGATTGTGAAGGCCGGTTAGGGATTACTGGCGATTGTCGGTGACTCGAGCGGCACTGGCGCCACCGCGGCCACGACTGAACGAGAGCGCGTCGTAGGAATTCTTCGACCGCTCCTTGTCCTTCTCCAGCATCTCCTTCACCGGATCACTGCCCGACGTCGTCCCATCCCGGGGCGCGGGCGAGGAATCGATGACCGTCGTCGTCCCAGACGTCGATCCGTTCTGCTTGGTGCCCGCGGGCTTCAAGGCACCCCACATGTAGTTCTGGTTCGCAGTGACGTAGCCGTCGAACTGCGACCATGCCGCTTTGTCGTCGCCTTTGGCGCGAACCCACGGCAGCTTTTTCGTCACCTTCTTGCCCCGCTCGGCACCGGTGCCATCGACTTCGGTATCCCGAAGCTCGGCCACCATGTTGCCGTTCCGAAGGACCGTGTCGATCGCCTCTCGAGTGTATCCCGTGGCCTCCGCGATGCGCGAAGAGAGAAGGTCAGCGGAATTCTTGAGATTCGTCGTGCGCTCGGTCGCAAGGTCGTTCTCCAGCTGGCCGATCAGACTGACCAGCTTCTTCGGGTCGAGCTTTCGCCCGTCCAGGAGTTGGCGGAGCGCATCCGCCTCTTCTCCGACGAAGGTGAGGTGCCCTTCCGGGAATTCCTCACGGAGCTCCTCATACGCCCGCTGCCACCGGTTCTTCACTCGTCGGATGCGGCGGATGTCGCGCAGGTAGGTGAGTCCGAGTTGCTGTGCGTTGTTTCCAACCCGCCCGAGAGCGGCGTTGACGTGCGTAATGAGCTCGGAATCGTCCATCTCTGGCGATTCATCCTCGTCGTCATCGTCGTCCACGACCGATTGACGACTGGCGGTCCGGCTCCCTGTCCGGCGTCCGCTATTCCGCTGTGCCATGAGTCAAAACCTGTGGAAACAGTGTGGAAAAGTGGGAAGAAGTGTGGCGTAGATGCAACACTATGCCATGATGACTCTTCGCGCCAGACGGGCAGATGCGAAAACGGATGTGAAAAACCCTCCCAGAGGCCAGCCTGGGAGGGTTCTCTCGCCTTGTTAGGGCGCCGTTCACTACTCGCACACCTAATCTATACGATCACGCCGGTCCGCCGCCAGTCACGCCGCCTGGGCGCCGTTTCTTTCGGTCACGGGGCTTCGTCTGCTGCTTCCGTGCCAGCTTGTCCTGCTGCTGACCCGGGTTGCGCTCCGTGGTCCCGCTCGGACGTCCGGGACGCTGTCCGGTCCCGAGTTGCGCGCCGCTCGCGCGGGCCTCGGCCAACTTCGCTGCTGTCTCGAGCGCCTTCTTCTTGTCGGCGTTCGCTTGCCACCGTTTGGCCTTATCGACCGGGATCCCGACTTCCTGCGCGACGTCCTCGATCGCCAAGCCCGCCTCGACGCCGAGCTTGACGGCGTTCATCTGCCGAATCACGACATCGATCGCCGCCCCCGGCTGGCTCGCGATCCGGTCGTTCTCGGCATCGACGTCCTCGACCTGGAACGCGGTCTCCTGCACGCTCTCTCGCGCGAGGACCGCCTTCTCAAAGGCCGCGATCATGGCCGTTTTCTCGTCCGCGCTCACCGGACCGATGTTCACGAACGCGGACACGACGGGGCGGAGTACCTCGGTGTAGCGTCCGACTTCACCGCGGAGCGCCTCGGCGAACGCGAGACCGGCGGAGATGATCCACGACGTGGCGTCGATGACCGGGATCGCGGAGTCGAGCAGCGCGAGCCCCGCCTCCTGCCGCGCGAGCTCCGGCGGCATCCCCGAGTCCTCGATCATGTGCGGCTGATGCCCCTCAAAGTGCATCGATGTCCGCCAGTGCTTGGCAGAATCGATCACGCCGCTCGGGGTGATCGGCTCCTGAATGTGGACGCCTGGCGTAGCCTGTTTGACCGTGCCGTCCTCGTCCTCGATCACCTGACCCGAGATGTAGTTCGTGATGCCGGCGCCGTAGACGGGTTCCTGGCTCGGGTCCGGCGTGAAGGTGAGGGCGCCCGTATTGGGATCCTTGGCCCACGTCCCCTGCAGCTGTGCGTTGGTGATGATCCGCTGCAGGAAGCCCGCGGTCTCGTTCGTCCGCGGGATCACGGACTCGGCGAAGTTCATCGCCTTCTGCATCTGCAGGAACTGCGTCGTGACGAGCGGATCGCGTCGGCCTTGGAACATGAGCAACCGGCCACCCATCTCGTAGCTCACTCCCGTCGAGCCTCCCTCGTTCCCCACCGTCCGGACGAAGGTCTTCTGTCCCTGCTGGTCGAGGAAGGTGAGCCACGCGCGGTCCGGTTTCGACATGAGGCGGATCCCGACCTGGCGTTGCGTGTCCGGGTCCGTGACCACCGCGCATTCATCGACCTTGGGCTTCTCGAGATAGATCCGCTGGAGCGCCTCACTGACGGAATCGCCGACGTTGAGTTGCCGGATGGTGGTCGAACCGGCGAGCTCGGTGGCGAGTCCAGGCGGGACGAAGAAGCGTAAGCAGCTGCGGCCCGTCGGCATGAGCAGATCCTGCAGGTAGAGCTTGAGTTGCTGGTGCGTGTTGCGCGCGGCCAGCCAGTCCCGGATGAACGCCGTCGCCTCGGCGATCAGCTTCTTCGTGGCCTCGGGCATCTCGTCTTCGCCCGTGGTGCCGTCGATCGGCATGAGCGTCCACTTCGGGAAGCGACCGAGGACGCCATTGATGTGCCGGTTGACGATCTCGCGGATGACGTTCCGACTGACGAAGGTGCGCGAGATGAGCGCCCACATCGTCTGGTATCCCGCGTCGTCCGGCGACAGCATCGGACCGGCCCATCCCCACCCGCCTTGCCAGTGGTCGCCGTCGTACATCAACTGCGCGTTGTAGTACCACCAGGGAATCGTTTGGGCGACGTAGCTCCGAGCGGTCGTGAAGTTCATCCCGCGGATCGGGACCGGCGTCGGGAGCGGTGGGGCGTAGACCGAGCGGAAGGACGATCCGATCAACTGTGTCTGGATGATCCGGAGCGTTGCTTCGTTCATGGGTGCGTATCCAAAGAGGGTACGCGCCGCGGGCTACCTGCCCAACCGGCGCCGTGACATGACGCGAGGTACGAACTTGGTCTCGTCGCGCATCGGGAAGTCGAAGAAGGATAAGACGACCGCCACGCCCACGTCAGGACTCCGGCCAATGCGGTCTCTGATGTCATCGCTCGATTCGACCTTGATCGTCTTGTTCGTGATCGTGTAGCGCGGTGCGGTGAGATCTTTGACGAGACTCGGGTGCTTGGCGCGGATCGCGATCTCTTTCTTCTCGAGCTTTTCCTTGAATTCCCACCACGCCTGACTCCAGAGATCAGCGAACTTATAGAAACTGCGCTGTTTGAGCAAAATCCCGCCCGCCTGACGGAAGCCGACGATCCGGCGCACGGGCCGAGCTCCGGCCACGAACTCGTTCACCGTCACGTCATTGGACCGCATGGTGTCGGCCACGCCGGCGCCCAAGCCCACGACATCGACCGTGACGTCCGAGCCCGATATCTCGCGCTCCACGACGCGCTCGAGGAGGTGCGTGGCGGAGATGTCGAGCCCCTGCTGGTAGAATTCCTCGATATCGACCAGGCAATTCCCATCGACCCCCGCGTGCACCGTCGCGTCTTTCCCGTACCGTGCGACGTCCATGCCTTCTCGCCGGCGCCCCGGGATCGCGGGGATGTTCCGCGCCTGTGCGATGAGATCGGAGGTGATCAGCTGGTTCGGCGCGCGAATCACGCCCCACTTCCCCTTCACGAACCGCATGTACTGGTCGTAGTCCTTGATGCGGAGCTCTTCCAGGGACTGCTTGTATTCCTCGGAGATGTAGGGGTTGTCTTCCAGCGTCGTCGGCAGGTAGTACCAAGGTGGCTCCAGCGTGCCCGCCTCGTAGGGCTCGTAGATCTCTTCCCGGACCCAATTGTCGGCAGGGTTGAAGGTCAGGAAGATGAACGGTAGCGGTTGCTTGGGACCGTACTCGCGGATGGCCTCGACGCGTGACATGCCGTCGCGCTCGGCCTTGGCGATCGCGATCTGCTGTTCCTCGTCCGGCGGGATCACCCACGCGCCCGCGCGCTGGATGCACTTGTTCTTGGTCCGGACCGAGAGCTCGTTGGCTTCCTCCAGGATGAACCCGTTGACCTCGAGCCCATTGAACCGCTCCAATTCCGAGTCTTCCTCGATCGATTCCGGGAAGATGATCAGCTTGGATCCGTTGACCGCCGTGTACTCCCAGGCGGTCATGTTGAGCGGACCGAGGAAGTCGCCGACGTAGTCCCGCATCTTGTTGATCGAGGGGACCGTATTGCGGCGGAGCGTCGGGAGATCCATGCGGACGATCGCCCACCGCGAGCGTGGGAAGACGCGCATGAGGATCAAGACCGTGGCGAGCACCGTGAAGGTCTTCCCGCCGCGAATCGCGCCGCCGGTCGCCATGAAGCGGTACTTCCCGCTCCGGACGGCTTTGAGCCATTCGTGCTGCTTCTCGGTAAAGACAAAGGAGACGCCCGGGGGAGTCTCCTTTTGCTGGATGGCGACTACCCCTTCGGGTAGCGCCTCATCTTCGTCGTCGTGGTGCCGCTTGTGACTCATAACCTCATGGACTGACAGTCTCGGACAGGTTCGCTCGAGGCGGGCGCGCGAGCACCGTAATGCCCCGGGCTTCGTTGAACAGGATCCGAACGTAGCCCTTCCGCTGCAGGTTCTGCAAATGTTCGTGCACCGTGGCGCCCGATCGGTAGCCGAGTCCGTGCGCGATTTCCTCGTAATTCGGCGCGTACCCGTGGAGATCGAGATAGTCGGCGACGTAATCGAGCAGTTTCGCTTGATGCAGCGTGAGCGGCTCCAATGCACGCTTCCGGCGGAACATCGCGGCCAATCTGCGATAGATCGCCTCGCGATCTCGGTTCGGATCGCCGTCGGCGACCTCAGTGAGCGTGGCTGCGATGAATTCGCACTCCGAATCGGATAGCAGGATGGACGGCATGGCTATTTTTTCCCCGGGAAGTCGAAAAACTCGTCTCCGGCCTGGAAATACCGAACGTTGGTGATGTGCACGTCGCCACCGGCGTTGATGGACGGTGCTGGTGCCGGATTCTCGCCCGCTTCCACCTTTTTCGTGACTTCGCGCCACCGTGCCGGCGCCCGATTGATCGAAAAGAACTTCCGGAGCGTGGCCGAGTCGAGTTTCCCTTCGTGGATGATCTTGAACAGGTCATCCTCGGCCAGCTGCGATCGCGTGGCGTCGATGATGATCTGGAGCGTGTCCCAGGTGCGCGCGAAGGCCCGATCGGTGAGGCGCCAGAGGTGCGGCTGCGCGGTCCGGATCTCGAGCGCCGTACAGACGTCCTCCAGGTACGCCGGTTGGTGCATCATCCGGTCGAGGAATTCGGCCTTGAGGTTCGCGATCTTGTCGAGTTTCTCGTCCGAATGCTGGAAGCACTTGATGGCCGAGATCCCGTAGGTCGCGTTCAGGACGCCGAACCCGGACGGGCGCTGGCAGGGCCGGTTGTTGCTCGCGTCCCACCCGCCGTACTTGCCGCAGGTGTCGAGCGCGGCCATGTCCTCGTCGGACTTGTTGCCGAAGGGACCGCCGAGGGAGTGCGGATGCTTGGCGTCGGCCTCCGAGACGGGTCCGGAGACCGGGACGAGACTCTTGGCTTCGCTCGGGCCAAGAGTCTCTTCCACGATCGCTTGGAGCCGCTCGCGTCCGCTGGTTTCCGCTTCGCTCTCGTCGCTCATCGATGCTACCTGACCTCTGCGAACGATACGACGTCGCCGCCGGTCTGGAAGCAGACGTAGTTGAAGATGTCTTCCGGCATTCGGCAGATGCCGCCTTTCGCCCACGACGCGCCCCACGAATTCTGGATCTCCCACAGTCCGGTCTTCTTGTTGAACCAGAGCACGCAAAGCGCGTGACCGCCGAGGATCTGTCCTGTGACCTCCTCGATGACGCCGGTCTTGGGATTCGGTCGGTCGAACGAGCTCCACCAGTCGATCCCGATCTGGAGTGGCGCGGATCCCTGCCGGGAGATGTAGTCCTTCGCCACGTCAGCGTTCCGTGCCCAAAAGTACGCGCTCGAGAGATCGACACGGACGGCGTACTCCTGGGTGGCGCGGACCGACGTCCCGAGATCTTCCCCGTGGTTGTTGTCGGAGAATTCGTCGTGGTTGCACGACCACCGGTACATGTCGGGATCGCCGTCCACCGGGATCGAGACGCGCGCGATCGCCGCAGCTGCGTCCTTGGCACCTTTCGGGTATGCCCCGAGGCACGCCGCCATCGAGAACATGGTGCAGCGGTTGGTGTTCCCCTGGTCGAGGATCGGCCCGTGCCGCGGTGCTCGGACTCGCCGCTTGAGCTCTGCGCCGCGCATGGCGCGGAGGCGGTCCTCGAGCGGGAAGTCCATGTCCGCGGGATCCGGGGCGCGGAGTCGCCCGAAGCGGCGTTCCGTCGGCAGGTCGATCCGATCGGCGACCGTGTAGACGTTAGTCAGCATGGACGACTCCTTTCGAGTACAGGGGAACCCGCTTGTTCTGCGGGAGCTCTTTGTCGCCGCGGGTGACGAAGGGGCCGATGACTTCGGACTCGCGGTCCTCGGCGTCGAGCTTCCGGGAGACCTCGAGCGCCATCGCGTGCGCGCTCCACCATTCCGTCTTGCAGTGTTCGCACGTCACGCCGGCGTGGAGATGGGCTTTCTGGCCTTCGTCGCGACGGAAGGTGCGGCGGAGCATGTTCTGGCGCCGGGAGATGCGGATCGTGGTCGATCCGCAGTTCCGGCACCGGAGCGGGACGCGGGGAGGCTGTCTGGTGGCGGTGGTCATTCCTCTGGTCCGTAATCGGGGGATCCTGGCTCGGCGCTCTGGTCGTCGCCGCGCTCGCGGTGCATGGCGTCGAGGCCGTTCATGATGTTGGACGCGAATTTATTGTCCGCCTCCGCCTCGGCCTTCTTCGCCGCCTCCGCCGCAGCGGCGCGTGCCTCGTATCGTTCCTGGTGCACCTTCACGACCTCGGCGAAGTAGTTCGCGATCTCGTTGGCTCGGGTGAAGCGGCGCCGGTTCTCTTCCTCGATCGCGTCCTCGTCATACGTGATGTCGATCGCCTTGAAGTGCTTGGTCTCGATCGGGAGGGCGCCGTGCTCGTCGGCGGACTTGGCCGTGAGACCCGTCAGCCGGACGATCGTGCCCGTGACGCCGTCTACGACGATGACGCCGCTCGGGGTGACGAATTCCTTCGCCTCGCCGGTGAAGCACTGGACGTGGACGAACCGCGCGAGCGGGTGCGTGGCCTGAAGGACGCCGGGGCGCTCGTCCGGGATCGGGAGCAGATCTTCAGGGATCTCGAGCGGCTTACCGAACCGTTCGGAGATGGAACCATCGGGCTCGATCGAGTGGCGTTCCGAGTACGAGATGCCGGAGCTTGGGGCGGGATGACCGATCATGGGAGGTGCTCCGCTAGGGGAAGCGTGGTGTTGTGGATGAACGTGTAATTCGGATGGCCGTACTGGTGGAAGTCCATGTGGCCCTTCAGGTAGTCGAGAATCGTCTCGAGCGCCGTCTCGGCCAGCTGCGTCTCACTCTCGTTCCGGATGGTGACGATCGCGTTCCCGCACGCGGCGAGCAATGGAAACCGCGCCTTCTGCGCGTCATTCGGGTAGCTCTTGGCTTTTAGCTCGAGATAGAGCGATCCGTAGACGCGACCGGCGATGTACTTCGGGACCGGGACATGGTTGTCCGGTGAACCGGCCTTCATGCCTTCGGCCTTGAGGCGGGCGCCGGTGATCTGTGCCTTCCGCTGCAGCGCCTCGTCGCCGTAGTTGGCGTTGAACACCGGGATCGCGTAGACGGCGCCGAGGAATGTGGATAAGTCGGGGAAGCGTGTGATGGCGGTCGGGATCAAGTCCTGGTAGAGCTTCTTCTGCGCGCGGTGCTCGACGTTCGCCATCTCGCGGCGCGATTTCGGGCCTTTGCCGGAGACGATGTTCTGCATCTCGGCGCGCTGCTTGGCGAGATGCGCCTCCAACTGCTCGGCGGAGAGCGGCGACATGAGCGGACCCGATCGAGTGGCCTGTGCGATTTCTCGACGGGACATGGTGATGGTGTGAACGGACTTACGAGGCACTAGACCTCCGGCATGTTGCCGTGCTGTGCACCGAGGCGCAGGAGTGCCTCGAGCGTCCTGGCAGCGGCGTCGAACTTCGTGGGTTGGCGGTATTCGAATGCTTCAGCGAGCTTGGTCAGGAGATGTGTTCTCTGGCTCGAGTCGGCCTGACGGATATAGCTGGCACCCAAGCGGATGATGCTATCAGAGTCCGGGTAATAGGCGAGGCCGGACTGGTGGTAGGGCTTCTCCGTCGGGCCGAGGTAGTTGGCGGGCGGCGTGCCCTGCTCGGCCAACCGCAGGAGGAGCTCCAAGGTCGATTGGTCGATCGATTCCTGCTCGACCTCGATCCGTCGCTCGGTGACGCGGTCGCCCTCTTCTGACCGGAATGTGATGTCGATCCGCACTAGTCGTCCTCTGCCTGTGGCATGGTGGTGCGCGTTTTCATCCAGTAGGTCGGTCCGATCGGTGTCGGGCGCTGGAATTCCACGAATTCGCGTTCCCGAGGCCTGTTCCGCCACGCGCGCCGGGACGTGGCCCATTTGATCTTCCACTTGTACCGGACGTCGGCGCGGCGCGCGAGCTTCCGGAGATCTCGGATCATGGCCCGCGCACCCGCGGCGTTCGCGTCGATCAGCCCCCGCAGCCCGACGTGCTCGCTCACGACGTGGTCACCAGGAGCGCGATCGCGGTGATGAGCCCCAAGACGTAGCCACAGACGACCAACCACGCCCCTTTCGAGAGACGCAACCGGTGTGGCCGGTGGATGTCAGCGCGCCGGCGGAGCTCGGCGGTCACGTTGCGGCTGGTGACCGGTTCAACGAGATAGGGATTTGACATCGCTTCTGAACCTCGGTGGCGGGTGATTGGTGGTGCGCGGCGGCTCTGGTGCCGTCAGCACGGAGAAAGCGGCTTCGTGCGCGTTGTAGTACGCGCTCGAGAGGACGATCGAGAGGCCGCGGCTCGGGATGTAGAGCTCAATGGCGAGCCCGGACTCCAGCAGCTGCAGCATGGTCAGGCGGTGGACGTGGGCATTGAGCGGTTCGTGGGCGCCGGGGCTTCGGAGCAGGTACCAGGCGCCTTTCTTCTGCCGACCGAAGGCGCGCTGCTCTTCGGCCACCCATCCGGCATTGAGCTTCCCGAGCACGCGCTCGGCTCGACGCGAGATGTGGTGACCTGACGCCTTGTGGTCCTCCGGAATCCAGTTGATACCGCTCATATGTCCAAGACGACGTCCAGGGGGAGTGACGGCACCCAACTGCCGCCGGTGTTCAAGTACGGTTTGGCACGCAGGTGGTCGGCCACCGCGGCTCGGCGGATCTGTTCCTTGTCGCGCCCGAAGAACGCTCGCTTACAGATCCCGCACTCGTTCGGGATGCCGGTGACGTCGAACGCGCCCGCAGCGTTCCCGGCTCGCCGCTCGGAGACGACCACGTCCACCGGCAGCGAGCACTCGTAGACCGGTTGCACCTTCCGGTCGTGCGCCGCTAGCCCCAGGAGCGCGAGATCATACGTCTTCCGGTGCTGCTCTTGGATCGCCTGTGGCGTGAAGTGGTGGACCACGACGCGGTGCGTGGTGACATAGGCGCCCGCTCGCTGCCAGTCCTGCTCCTCCGGATCCTCCGGCCCGTCCGACATGCCACCATACCCCGCGCTCCAGGATGCCCACAGTCGGTGAATCTCGTCCAGGATCCGGTCCGCTTCCCCCGGCTTGCCGGTCGGACCCCCCCAGATCCCGCCACCCTGCCAGGTGTCGTCGTCCGGACCCCCGCCGTACCAGATCCCGCCGTCGCCCCGCCAGATATCGCTCATACGATGCAGACTACACCGACGTTGCAGCCACGTCAAGCCACGATGCAGACGCCCCGCAACGATCCCGGCTCCAGATGACTTCCACCCCCTTTCCCACCCTGTCACCCATTACAAACGCCCTTTAGCCGGTTATTCCCCACAATTCCCCCTCTCGAGCCGGGAATATCCGCATCTAACCCCGCCTCAGTAACGGTTACAGACACCAGTCACCCCCTCCCGAGCCATTCTTGATCCATTTCTTTACAGCACCAGGGTCTTACCATCCCCTCCCCCTGCTGTCGCGCGAGCGCAGCACTGTTGCATTCGCGCAACACTCGACTGTGGCGCGAGTTACACAAGCGAGTACTTACATGTCGCGTGAGCTCGACACTTGTGTCGCGAGCTCGCCACAGCTGTGGGACTCGAGCAACAGGTCATCCGAGTGCACATGGTCTCGCGCTCCCCGCATCCGAGCACAGAGCCGAGTGTAGCATGAGCGCAACAGAGCTGTGTACGTTAGGCCACATGGCTAAGGTGTTGGTATTATTGGCGATAGGCGAAAAGTGTCAGGAAAGGCCGGGGAGTATGGTGCGATAAAGTGCGTCTCGCGATACTTGTCACCCGTGAATGGCGCGCAATGACGCGCGAGTAGTCGGACCTTAGCTAGATAGGTGGGACAATGGCTCGTACGGTAACGGTGACGTTGGACCTAGGGAATGAAGCGATGGCGACGTCTAGTGACGTTGCTCAGATGCTGACCTATGTCGCGGGCATGGTCACGGAAGGAAGGCTGGACGTGACGGCAGATGACTCGCTGCGGTTACGGGACCGCAACGGGAATGCGGTCGGGTTTGCGCGAGTCGGAGGGCGCTAACGATGATCCGCTATCGTGTAGTCGTGACATGGTCCGACGGATGTCAGGATGTTGAGGTTGGCACAGCATCGGACCTGCAGGTTGCTAGGCGTGACGTTGCGCTGGCAATGGCGGAAGTGCACGCCATAGCTCGGGTGTCGGGCGGTACGATCCGGACCGTCAAGACCTTCTACTACGAAAACTTCGTGTCAGGTACGACTTGCCTTGAAACTGCTAACTCGGGGAATTGATCCATGATTACGCAAGCAATGCGGGACCAATGGATGGCGACAGTATGTGCACCCGTAGTCGCACCCGTGGCGACGGATCCGAGTCCGGACTCTGCAGAGTGGACGGCTCTAGAGTCCGAGTGCGAACGTCGGACAAATGGACTCTACTACGCCAAGGGCAATCAAGGTGCGCCATCGTACCGCAAGCGTGCACACCCGCAAAGCTACGGCTCTGACTTGCCGCTATGGTCCGAGTCCGAGTCCGACGGTTGGACGGTCAAGCTTTCGAAGGCCGAAAAGTCCGAGTTAGCCAAGCGTCAAATCTGTCTCATCATGCCGCGCGATGAGTCCGACGCCATCACGCGGTCCGTCAATTCGTGCGGCGAATACGCAATCATCACCGCACATGAAAAGCCTAACCTTTCGGTCACGAAAGAAACCAAGCGTCGGCTCGCGAGTCTCATCGCCAAAGTCGGCAAGCGTCGGGAATCGGTCCGGACTCGAGCGTCCGAGTTGTCCCTACTGCTGACGGAAGTCTAAGACACTCGCACAATGGCCGGACTCGGATCCGAGTCCGGCCTAACCTACTCGCCAAAGGTGCACGCCATGAAAAAGATTGATGCGAAGGTCCGACGGTCACGGTACGGGTATCGGTTGGTCCGGGAATCGGACTCGGGTTGCGTATCGTGGGAATCGAAGCGCCCGACGCGTTGTCCGTCGGATGTCCGTGACATCATGGCGCCGTTAGCGGCAATCGAGCCGACGGAAGTATTCTGGGTACTGTGCCTTGACGCACAGCACAGAGTCGCGAGCGATGGCGTGCAAGTCATCACGCGTGGGATACTCAACTCGTCACTAGTGCACCCGCGTGAAGTCTTTCGCGAAGCTATCCTGCGGAATGCCGCCGCGATTGTGCTGTGCCACAATCATCCGTCAGGGGATCCGACGCCATCAGCCGATGATAGAGTGGTCACGGAACAATTAGCAGCGGCGGGCCGATTGCTGGACATTCCCGTCCATGACCATGTGATCATTGCGGGCCATCGCTATACGTCCTTCGCAGAGTCCGGACTACTCTAGTCCGGACTACCTAACTAACCTCTCGCCAAAGGTGCACGCCATGTCGCAACTCACGCACGCAAGCCTGAATGTCTTTCTCCGCTCGGAAGGTTGGCACGTTGTCGGTACCGGTGGCGGCAATGAAGCCTGGGAAAAGTCCGTCGGATCCGACGGCCACTATCTATGGCTCACAGATGACGATGGACTCTCGCTTCCCGATACGGTCAATTCTCGCGCATTGCTCGGACTCTATAACCGCGATGGCGAGTGCCTTGGAGATGTCCGAGACTTCGATACGGTCACGGGTGCGTGCATTGCCGCCGATGAGATTGTCCGGCAATTCGCGCGCATAGGTCCGAGCTCGGATCCTGGCTCGAGATTCTAATCTTGTCAGGAAGTGTCACTAGCTATTGCGCGATAAAGTCACCGAACGTAAATAGAGTCACGCAACGTAGTTAACCTCTCGCCAAGGTGTCACGCCATGAAACGCCAGGTTTCCGAGTTAGATACGGCCATTACTCGCACGATAGCCAACGCGATGGGATTGTCCATCGTTGAAGTCCGGGACGATGGCACTAGCATCGCCGTTCCGTCCACTCGGAAGCGTCGGAAGCGTCACGCACAGCGATTCCCGAAAGTCGCCTGTCGCAAGCGCATTGCGGGCCGCCAGGATATCACGCTAAGCCAACCGGCCAAAATGCCATGCTACGGTTGGTCGCTAACAGCTGGCGCGGCATGTCCGGCAAGCAAGCTGACGGTCAAAATGTACGGTGACGCTGCCGTTTGCTCGCACTGCTATGCCGACGGCGTCGGTAACTATGGGTTCCCGAACGTCCGAAAGGCACTCGCAACGCGTATGGCGTTCGTTCGTGAGTCCCTCACGAAAGACAACGGGGACACGTTCGTGGCGACGATGGTCGATATGATCATTCGCGCCGTCAAGGTCACCGGACCCTATTTCCGGATCCATGATAGCGGTGACTTTTTCCACCCGCTCTATGTCGATTGCTGGCGCCGTATCGCACTCGCACTTCCCACCGTCCAATTTTGGGCACCGACGCGCGAGTATCTACGGCCCATGATGCTGCCATAGCTCCGAGCACTAGCAGCATTGCCCAACGTCAGCATTCGTCCGAGTGGCGCACAGATCGATGGACTCGCGCCCGTTGTGGAAGGTCTTGCCGCCGGATCCGCGGTCCAACGCAAAGGCTTGCCAGTCATGACGGACAACGTATGTCCGGCCACGGAAGGGGCGCCATCGTGCGAGTCGCACGGGTGCCGCAAATGTTGGGATGCTAAGTCCGAGTCCGTGACCTATCGGTTGCACTAACTCTCTCGGGTCCGGACTCGGATCCGAGTCCGGACCACCTATCACAGTTTCCTAACCTCTAGCCAAGGTGATGACCATGCCACGGCACATTGACGCAACGCTGAATGATTTTCTCCGGACCGACGGATGGCACGTTGTCGGGACTGGCGGAGGTAATGAAGCGTGGGAAAAGTCCGTCGGGTCCGACGGTTGGTATGCTTGGATAACGGATGACGATGGCCTATCGCTTCCCGACGCGATGGATGCCCGTGTCTTGCTCGGACTCTATAACCGTGATGGCGAGTCCGTCCGAGACGTCGATTCGTTCGCCAGTGTCACGGACGCGTGCATCGCCATTCGTGAGGTATGGCCGGACTCGGATCCGGCCTAACTCGGATCCGCTCGCACTCGCACCCGTTCGCACTTCCTAACCTACTCGCCAAAGGTGATGACCATGACACGCTTTATCGCTAACGCACAACGGGACATTTACACCTGGCACAATGATGTCCGAACGTTCGCGCCGTTCTCAGGTCTCGGAGATGCCACCTTCGACGCGGTCGTATCGCGCGCACTTTCGGCGGAAATTGTCCGGTCCGAGCTCGCGTCCGAGACAGACTTTCCGATCCCGCCAGCGCCAGGCGCACGCGTGCGGTTGCGCTCGGACGTCGAACGTGGCAACGGTTGGATCATTCCGAAAGGATCCGCCGGGACGGTGGTCATCTCGGAAGCGGATGAGACGTCGCAATTGATCAGTGTCAGGATGGACGAACACTTCCCCGCACTCGATTCGTGGGATAACGAATTGTACTGGATTGGAGAGGATCATTTCGAAGGTGGCGAGAACGTCGGACTGTATGCTGCCGTGCCTTTTTGGAACGACTGTGCGCTCATGGTCTCGGACGTCAACGCATTCGAACATCGGAGCGCCTAACATGGCACGTCCAACCGCAACCGGTCAGCGCGTCCGCCTGACCGGCCAGCATCTCCGGAATACCGGCCAGCTGACCGGCCACGATTCGCGCGCAACGTGGCGCGTAGTCGCGCTCGAGAATTGGACGGGCGCCGTGATGGGTCGTAGTGGACGAACCATCGCCAACGGATCCGACACGCAATCGGCGCATCAATGCGGCGAACCTGTACGTTGTCGGGACTCTTGACCATAGGAACGCCTAACCATGCCCGCGAACATGCCGAAAGCCACAGAGTCACGCCGTCGCTTCGAAATGTGGGCGCTCGGCCTCGTCCGATCGATGGGCGCAACGGGTGCGGTCGCATACGCTCGCACGATGGCGGAGTTGGATCCTGAGCCGCAATTGTGGAATCGCGCCGCCACCTACATCGCCTGTCTGTACCTCGGAAAAGTGTCGAGCTCACGCAACAGATGTCAGGAAACATCGCGCGCACTTGCGCGATAAATCACCGGTCGATAAATAGCAGTACGCAACGCAGTTAGCAGTTAACAAACCTCTCGCCAAGGTTACCAGCCATGACTAGCCAGACCCGCCTAATAGCCGCTCGCATCGCCGTTCGCGCCGCCGCGCGTGGGTTTGTTGCCGGCAACGTCAACGCGTCCGAGCTCCGGACCGCGACCGCTCGCGCACTGCGCGCTGCCGAGACGATCGTACTGGATCGTCAGGCGCTCCGGGACGCGCGGCGCATGGTCGATAAGTCTCGCATTGATCGGATCCTGAACGGGCGCGGCGACCTGTGGAACGGATCGGACCGCGCGTTCCAATTCGACATGTTGAACATGGCCGCGCGCCTCCGCCGTGCCGTCACTTTCTGCGGGTAAGCCGCCATGTCTCGCGAGCGTCTCATTCTGTGGATGCTGCGGGTGCTGACACTCGCGATCTCGCTTCCGCTGATTTACCTGAACGAATTGCACCGTCACTAAGAGGATCCAAGCCATGACACACGCATTGCTCGCGGGCGCCACTCGCCAGACCATCGGTTCCCTGCTCGTCATCACCGCACCGTCCGGCCTTGTCGCAATGGACACGAAAGGCCGCGAGCCCGAGCTCACAACGCCCTCGGGGAAGGCGCTCGAGGCAATGGATCTGTACCCGTCGCGGTCTCGAATCGATGGGGCGGATATGTCCTGACGCCGGAAGGGATCGCGAACAAGACCGCGCGACCTGACACCAGCTGGAGCTATCACTGGTGTTGGGACGCGATGGTCGTTCGCTGCGCCGAGAATCCGAGCGAGTTTACGCGCGAAGATGAGACACTCGAGACCTGTGGCGCCGAGGCCACAACTTGTCAGGAAACGCCCCTGACGCTTGTGCGGTAAAGTCCTGAGTGTTAAGTAGTATCACGCAACGCAGTTAAGTAAACCTCTCGCCAAGGTGCCAGCCATGAAACGCCCTCGTCTCGCAATCGACCAACCGGTGATCGTCCGCCCGTTCGGGAATCTCTCGGACCGCCGCGGCGTGGTCGTGGGATACAAGCCTGGTCGTCGCGCGGCGGCGAGTGGCCGGATGATTCTCCTGTATGTCGTGAAGCTGGAGAATGGCACCGTCGGCCAGTACCGCCGTCCCGAGCTCAAGGCCGTGACACCCGAGACGCCCGAGCCGACGCCGTCGCACTACTGCGCGAACCCGTTCTGCACGTACAAGCGTCCCGTGCACCGTGCCGGCGAATTCTGCACGCCCGCGTGCGCTCGCGAGCGCTACGGCGAAGACTTCCGCGACTGAGGATCCCGAATCATGGCAACTTTCCCCGTGTTCGCGTCTCACGCCGAGGCTCGGTGCTGCGTGTGTGACGGACCGCTCACGCAGCACCATGACGCAGGGTATGCCCCGGGCCGCGGGCAATTCCGCGGACTCTGCGACCGTGGAGCAATGGAGCATCACTCCTGGACGTATTACGACCTTGACAGGGGCTACGCGAGCAATCGCGCGCGGACCGATTCGGAAGGCGCCTATCGCGCGTGCCGATACTTCTCGGAGAGAGACTAACCGATGCCGTTCACGCCAATCGTTCACAAGGCCGAAGGGCTCGCCCGCAACTGCACGGCGTGGGATCTGTTCACCGTCACCGGTGGACTGCAGTGCGGTAACTGTCTCGCGCACAACGTCCCGACGATTACGACGTGCCGCGAGCGGGCGAGCGATGGACCGTGTCCGCTGCCGCCCGATGGCGACGATGGTCTGTGCTGGATCCATCGTCTGCAAGCCAACCGCTAACCGGAGTTACACAGCCATGCCACGCATTGAGACCGAAGACGGGCGCACCGTCGAGGCGCCTGTCATTCACCTGAACGGATCGCATCCGGACAGGCTCGAGGAAGACTTCACCGAGATCCGCCACGCGCTGATCGCAGCATTCGACAAGCTCGCAACCTCCGGCCCGAATCAACGCGACTACTACGTGCTGGCACCGGAGGCCGAGGCGCGGCGGGCGTGGGAGGCCGCGGTCGCCGAGCACCGCGCGCGGCTGGACACGCTCAACAAGCTGATCGCGGACTTTGAAGCGCTGCAGCGTCACGCCTCGGACGCAGCCGAGCGCCGCCGCCAGTCCATCATACCGTCACGCGCCATGCTGGAGATCGTGAAATGAGATGCCACAGCCATGACCACGCCATCAGCCAGGCGCGAGCGAACGCGAAGACGTTCGGGGAAGCGTACATCGTCTTCACGGACACCAATGGTGTGTGGAATTGCGAGCGCGATAGGCCGCAGTCACCGACACCGCACGAACGCTATGCACCTGACGGAACGATGACACGCTACTCGCCGAAGGTGACACCGTGACCGCTCCGCTCAGTAATCTCCCGCCTCGGCGCACGGGGCCGCGCGCACCGTACCGAATGGATCCGCAGCGGCAACGAGTCTACGACGCCGAGCGCGCGGCGTTCCTGCCAATGCCAGGCGCTCGAGACGGCCACCGATTCGTGGTCGAGCTCCCCGAGCTCGCGGATCTACAGCGGTTCTTGGACTTCGTCCGGACGTCTCGCTGGTTCCGTCGCACGTTCGGGAATCAGTATTACGACATGCGGGCGCAGGACGGGCGCGGGCAGATCCATTCCGCAGCCAATGCGGGCCACCGGACGGTCTCGGTGAAGCGTGCGTACCGGTGTCGGTGGATCGTGTTGCACGAGGTCGCGCATGTGCTGACGCCGGCGGGATGCCAGAAGCACGGACCCGAGTACGTGAAGATCTACCTGCAGCTGGTGCGGCACTACTTGGGGCGCGCGGCATGGCGCGCACTCTACGACCAGTGCAAACTGCATCGCGTGAAGATGCAGACGCGGAAACGGGCGCGGCGACCGCTTACACCCGAGCAGCGCGCGGTATTGATCGATCGGCTACGTGAGGCTCGAGAACGGAAGCAGGAGCGCGACCAACACATCGCCTACTTGGAGGGACAAGCGCCATGACGGACGAGAAGGATCCAGAGACGACGGTCACGATTCCGACGAAGAGCGAGAGCGTGACGAAGAGCACGATTCGCATTGACGGGAAAGAGTACGTGCTCCCGCCGCATGTGCTCCGCCTCGACGTGGGCGCCATGATCGATATTCCATCCTGTGGTCTATCGGTCCGCGCGGTCAAGCCGCTCACGGTCGAGCAGCGCGCCGGCGAAGCGCTCGCATTCTTGGCTCGGACGCTTCGCATGGAGACCGAGGCCGGGATCGACGCCACGACCGAAGACGAGATCAAACGGTTCGGCGGGGGGAAGGCGGGCGCTCGGGAATGTTACGCGAACCTCTTGGCGCTCCGGGACTGGATGACGCTCTTTTACGGTGACGTCGCCGAGCACTTCCTGTGCGGCAAGCACCAAGATATCGCGCGCGTGCAGTCGGAGCTCGGCTACCAGTACATGGTCGATAACAACGCCGACGAGCGCGAATCGCTGGCTCAGGCGTTCTTGAGCGTGTTCGGCCAGTCGGGCTCACCCGCGACCGCGAACCTTGAGTCCTAGAGATGCAGCAACCCCGTAGGGGTGTCGGTCCCTACGGGGTCTGCAGTCTGGTGCTTTGGCGTCTTACGTCACTGCTGCAGCAGCAACTGCGCGTTCGGATGAGTGGTAGAAGCCTGGTCAGGATATCCTGACCGCCTCCGGCGACCTTGATTGTCGAGAGCCGAGCCTATGCTCGGGATCGACCGATGACGGAGTAGGCCGCATCTCCGCCGACTTGCGCGATGGAAAAAGTCTCGGAATTGAATGTACCAGGCGGGCGCAGTATGGTCTGAGCACTTTGGTCTTGTCAACACGCACCATTACAGGGAGCCACCGTGAAAAAGACGAAGACGACAGTACGCGAAGACGAGTGGACACGGCGCATCCGCGAATGCAGCGAAGCGCAGCCGCCTCTCATGGAGCCAAACATGAAAGCACCAGTGTACCGCGAGTATGTGCACCACGTCCGGACCGAGCGCGGCGTGTCCACGTATCAGATCAAGACCGGCGGCAGTAAGCACGCCGAGGTCTTAGCGACGGTCGTGGTCGAGAGCCACCGTCCCTACTGCGTGACGTGCAGTTCGCGCGACTGCAAGCACGCGAACAAGATCCTGGATCGCATCACCGGAGTGAACCGTGTCTGATAACTCTCCGCGCATGGTCACGCGCGACTCCGCCAAGCCAGCATCATTTCCGGAAGGCTCAAGGTTCGCCCCGAGCTATCGCGTCGGATCCAAGACGGGCGCCGATCGCTGCCTCATCCACGACAACGACTTCGTCACGGACACGGATCCGGACGATGCCGCCAAGCTGGCATTCGATGAGCTCAAGCGGACCGAGATGTACGGACTCTTTTGGGATGGGAAGGTGGTCATCATCCCGAGGACGGGTGTCCGCTGCGTGCACGGCGCCGTCGGCCCGATCGCGGTCCTGTTCATCTCGGGTCCAGGCTTCGACCGCGTGCAGGAGTCCGAGCGCGAGGTGTACGCCGCGATCGAGTCCGTGATCAATGAGTCGCGAACGCTTCCGCCGCGGCTGACCGAGAACGACGTGGACGAAGCATAAAGTCGCTACTTGATCGCGCAACTGTCACGCAGTACATTCTGCATCGTCACCTTTTAGCCACTCAGCCAATGACACGCACGAAGTCGAACATGGGGAGAAAGAAAGGCACGCGGGCCGCGGCGCCGCGCGCCAAGCGCACGCTGACCGATGTCCAGCGATTGCGCGAGCACATCCTGCTGGAGCTCGGACTCGAGAAGGGCGAGATCGCCGAGGCGCTCGGGACCACGCGTCAGACCGTGTGCAACATCTTCCTCGATGAGCACCGGTCCGAGTTGGAAGACGCGGTCATTGAGTACCTGCGCGACAAGTACGATGCGGCGCCGATCGTCGTCCGTGATCGTATCCTGGTCCTGGTCGAGAGCTACATGCCGCGCGATTGGGACTTGCGACTCACAACCACAATCAGCGCCGAGACGCTCGGGTGGTCGAAGCGGTCGAGTCCCGAGCACCAGCCACAGCCACAGATGTGAGAGCGGCGCGTACAGGGGGAGCCACCCGCCTGTCGCGCCGTCTCGGAAAGTCACCGTCTACTGAAGTGTCAGCCATGACACGAAGAATGGGGCGGACGCCTCCGCAGCCATTCCGATAGCCAAACCTACTGAGGGAGCCACGCCAATGTCAACACGTATGCCGCAGTTGCCGCCGAACGCCGACATGGGGAAAGCCGTCAAGATCAAGCAGCTGCTGAAAGACCGCGAGCAGTTGATCGAGGAAGAGAACACGCACACTTGGCTCGACGCACCCAAGGCCATGACGGCACTCCCGGACGGGACCGTGGTCGTGATCATGGAGTCGGGCCGGTCGTGGCGGTCGAACGGCGATCGCTGGCATCGCCACACCTGGGCGCCGCTCCCGGACTCGCCCGCGGACGAGACGTTCCAGCAGAGACAGGCGCTCACGCGCGATCTCAAGGCCCTCGGACACCAGGAGGAAGACTAAGGACGGATCCGAACGAGGAAGTCTCCCACAACCAGAGAGGACAGATGCGGTTCAAGCTACTCGCAGGACTGGCGGCGCTCGCTGTGATGGCGTGCTCGAGTGATCCGGTGGCGCCGACGGTCACGCCGGTCGAACAGCCACAGCCGAGCCAAGGGATGGTGGTCGTCGCTTCGCAGAAGATCAATCAGATCCAGCGACCGAACATGGAGATCTACACCGACGTGATGGTCCCGAACACGTCGGTCGTGCCAGACAACACGTCGCCGGCGACGGCGTGCGACATCATGCGGAAGTCCGTGCTCGCGAACACGGTCTCGGACCAGAAGCAGAAGATGGTGTACGACGACTACAACGTGCTGCAGACCAATCCGGTCCGCTATTACAACGGGTTGGTCGTGACCGGTCGCCTCCGGATCGAGTTTCGGGGCTATGTCGGCTACTACAGCGGCCAGCCGATCCAATGCGTGCGGGTGGAGAAGGTCTCCTTCGAACGCGCGCGGTACTATCCGATCAAGCCATTCCAGCCAGCGGATCCGCCGACGCGGACGTGGATCGGGCCACAGGCCAACAATTGGGGATTCTGTCTCGGAGTCGCCTGTAATGGCGCTGGTGCCAACTTGCACGTCCAGGTCGAAGCGCGGTGGAATCGCTACTGCGAGATGGACATCTCCGTGTCCAACTGCTCGCAGACGATCTACCTCGGGAATCTTGTCTGGGAGCTACCGGCGGGCGGCTACATGGACACCGGCCAGTGGGACGTGGAGGTGCGCGCGAACGGGTACTGGACGGCGTGGAATTACGGGGGCAATCCGCTCAACGGGATCGGTCCCGACGCACAGATGTTCGGATACTGGCAATGGGGTCCGAGTCGGTATTACCTCATCGGTGCGTGGGGGATCAGCACGCACGCGGACTTCAAGGCGTATGACGACGGTATCGCGAGTTGGAGATGTTGCGGTCTCTAGAGGATCCGATCAATGACGCATCCGCCGATTGATTTCGACCAGCTGGAGATCGATCCCGATCGGCTCACGCGGTCGCTCGTTCTCCAGGTCACGCCGATGGAACACGTAGACCTGGAGACGGGCGAGCTCATCGCCATGAAGGGGTGTTACTACGTGACGCCCGTGAGCGACGAGGCACGGAAGCACGGGATCGAGAACTACGCGGTCGATCTCTACTCGCCGGACGTGCCGCGATGTACGTGCGGGGATCACACCTTCCGGCAGGTGATTTGTAAGCACATGCTCGCGTGTCTCCTGTACGAGAGCCAGTCCAAGGTCGTGGCGGCGCTCGCCGCCGAGATCCGGTCGCTTGCTCCCAAGCCCGACTAGCGACTGTCACCATTACACGCTATTCTGTCCGTCCCAACCGAACGTACCTTCACTCGCCACGGAGGAAGCCATGACCACAGCAGCACCAGCAGCAGAACCCACCACGACCGGGCCCGTCGCGCTCGCGACGTTCGTTCCGCCTGAGCGTCCGATACGACGCCCGTTCCTTCTCCCGACGACGGATCTCATCTTCGCGCGTTGCGCGCTCGAGAACACGCAGAACGATTACGAGAAGGCCAAGGCCAACGCTACGCTGCTGGAGACGCGGAAGGTTGCGCTGGCCGAGGATCGGGAGGCACTCAAGGCCGAGCTCCTGTGCGAGATCGCGAAGACGTCCTATGCGTCACAGGCGGCACAGAAGCGCGCCGAGGATTACGCGCTCGCGAACGACACCGCGCTCAAGATCATCGAGCGCCATGAGGCCGCGATCCGCCTGGTGATGCCCGAGTACAACGAAGACGTCTCGGTCTTCCGGCACCGGATGCTCTCGCTGCGCGCGAACCTCCGGACGTGGGGCGGGGAGGAAGAAGACTGATGCCGCTCCCGACGCGCGAAGAATGGGACATGGTCAACTTCGTGGCGAAGACGGTCGTCGCCGCGCACCTGTTCCCCAACCTCCTTCCGGATCCCGTTCCGGAGGGAGGGTTCCCCGGTGAGGGGATCCACGCTCGCGCCGTGCTCGCGATCGTCGCCTCGCAGGAATTGGGACTCTCGGTCATCGATGCCATGAACCGTGTCCGGTTCACGAAGGACGGCACGATCGAATTCGTGCCCGCGGTCACGGCGTCGTTCACCGAAGCGCTCGCGGCCACGATCGCGTCCGAGCAGAAGGACGCACAGAAGCAGAAGGACGCGCAGAAGGTGGTGAGGGAGGCCGCGGATCCGAACCGCACGGCACTCGCCAATCGGTTCGGCGGTCTCATCATCCCCAAGGGGTTCGTTCCCGAGGGCAAGGTGCTTCTCGATTGCTCGGTTGGGGAGCTTGCCTACTTCGTCAATGAGTCGCGGAAGAAGGGCGCACACAGCAAGCACCGGGAAGCGGCTTGGGAGCTATTGTCTATCCGACTCCCGAACGCCTCGGCGCTCGATCTCGGGAAGCTGGCGCGGTGGATCGTCGCCAATCCCGACGTCCGCGAGAATTTCCAGGACGTCTTAGTGATCGCAGAGAAGCGACTCCAGGATCTCGGAGAGCAACATGCTGAACGATAAGGACGTGGTCGCGCTCATCGCCGGACAGGTCTACAACGCGCAGGTGATCCTGAACGACAATCCGCTCGGCGAGCCGACGGTCGAGTGGTGCGTCGAGAAGGCGTATGAGATCCACACCGCAGCCGCTGCGCGCGTGGTGCGGGGGGAGACGCCGGAGGCAGAGAAGTGAGCGCGTGGAGAGATGTCAGCGCGTGGAGAAAGGTATCGTTCGCCGAGATGGTGACGCGGGTTGCCACTAACCGCGCTCCGGACACGGCGCCCGAGACCGTTGATTACCGACGTGTCGAGGGAGCCGACGATCCGATGTTCATCGTTGAGGTCGTCCGCTTCCCGCACATGGGTGGTGGCGAGATCTATGCGGCGTTCGGATACGAGTACGATCCAGCGTACACGCCAGGAGTCGAGGCGGTCTTCTACGTCCGGGAGGATCCATTTTGACGAGAGACCGCGGACCGCAGCCTTTCATTCCCCGGACGAACCACGTCGTCACCGTGACGCTCACGCCCGAGATCCTTGACCGGACTCGGGCGTTTGCCGAGCGGATCGAGCTTGCCAACCGCAAGCGGAAACGCAAGAACGTGCAGGGGCTCACGGCCAAGGGGAAGGAATCGCTCGCGCTCCGGGTCCGCGGACTCTCGGGTGAGGCGGCGCTCGCGAGCTACCTCGGGATCCCGCCGGTCCGGTTCGCGGACGAATGGCGATGGCGACCAGACGTCCTGTGCTTCGACTGCATCACGACGGACAAGGCGCACGGATCGCTCATCATCACGCCGCGCGATCGCCTCGACATGATGAAGGTCTTGGTGATCGATCGCTCGCCGGTGTTCCACCTGTGCGGGTGGTATCGAGCCGGAGATGCCAGGCTCGAGGCCGAGCGGTCGCACAGCGAATGGTGGCGGACCGAGCGCGAGAAGGGTGGGGCGTGGTACGTGCCGCAAGCCTTCCTGCGTCCGCTCTCGGACGATGAAGCGCAGCACGCGCTCGCGCCCTATTCACGGCAGTGGACCGGGACCGAGTACAAGGATCTCACGCACGTCCGACAGGTAGAGCCGACCGAGGCATCGCCGTTCTGGCATGACTTCCTCGCCTCACGACCGAAGACACTGACGCCCGTGGACGCCGAGACGGGCGAGGTGATCACCGACTGGCGCGAAGTGCTCCGCCGCGCCGGCGCCGCACCACCGGAGCACTCACCACCGACCGAGGACGACGCATGACTAAGAACGGGAAGCGTTCAGGGAAACGCGCACCGACACCAGCGAAGTCAGGTGACACGCTGGACAACCTCCCGACCTTCAACCTCTCGCGCGATCTCTACGAGAGCGAACGGAAGGAGATCTATACCGGGATCTTGCTCCGACTGACGGAGCTCAAGTCGGTTCGGAAGAAGGTCACCGACGCGCTCGGGATCCCCGCCGAGCAGGAGAAGGACGTCTCGCGGGTGATCGCGCTCTACGAGGGCGACACGGGGATCCTGGCTCTCTTCCAGAATTCCGGCGAGGAAGAGGAATACACCGCAGCCGAAGTGAAGAAGGGTGGGAAGGATCATCGGCAGCGCGACATCCCGTTCAGCGCCGTGCCGTCGGAGTCCACGCCCGAGACGCGCGCCTCGACCGAGCCGGTTGGCGTGAACGCGATCGATAGCTTGGTCTCGGCGATCGCGCCGCACGCGCCGTCGGACATGGATTGGGATGCCTTCCGTCGCCATGTGGTCGAGATGTCGAGCGACGAGCGGACGCAGGTCCACGAATACGCCGAGCGCCGCCATCAATTCGACAACTTCCCACGGGCCGCAGTCGATAGCCTCCCGTTCGTTCCGGCCTTCCTGCACTCGCTGTTCGTGGATCTCTCGCCCGCCTATGCTCAGGCCTTGGGCGGTCGTGAGGATGTGCTCTACAAGACGGACATGGAGCGCGCGATGGCGCGAGCAGCGGCCAAGAAGAAGGCCGACTCGGACGCTGCGCCGGACGTCGAGACGCTGACGGGGAAGCAGCTGGCCGCGCTCGAGGCGATCGCCGCCGGCCACGCGGGCACGGTCGCGGCCTCGATGTACCGGAAGGTCACCGGCATGGGCTTGGTCGTCGTGAACATGAACCAGGAAGTCGTGCTCACGGGCCGCGGGAAACAGGCGCTGGCGACGGGTGTAGTGCCAGCGCTCCCGAAGACGGCGGTCGTCCCGCCGCCGGTCGTGACTGCGGAGCCACCGCCCGAAGGCCAGACGCCGCCACAGGGTGACGCGCAGGAGGCCGCAATCGCGGTCGAGGGTAACGCGGGCACTGTCGCGCCGGTCGATCTCTCTACGCCAGCATTGGACGCGTGGGAGAAGGATCACGTCCGGACCGAGGGCGAGGAACCCGTCGCGTCTCTGACGGCGATCGCACAGCAGGAAAGCAAGTAGCTACGCTCTGGAAGACGGCGGGGGGCGATGGGCGCTCCCCGCTTCTTGTCTCGCTTGCCCCACAAGGATACCACGCACATGGCCTCCCATGTTCGCGCACTCACCACCTGGAGGAAGGACGCCGCGCTGCTGCGTCTCGCTGATCTCCTGAACGTCGCACCCGTCCACGCTTACGGCATGATCACCGCGCTCACGGCGCATCTCATGGAGCAACGGAAGTGCGGGGATCTCCGCTCCGTCCCGAGCTCGGAGATCGAGCACGCCGCCGGATGGGTGGGAATGCCGGGACACTTCGCCTCGACCGTCGTCAATTCCTACGTCGATGGCCGCGGGCAGATCCTGCACTGGATGGAGACGGCGTTCCCGATCCTGAAAGACCGCGAAGCGAATACCGCCCGGGTCAACGCGTACCGGAAGAAGATGCGCGAGCAGCAGAACCAGGCTGCAGACGACTTCGTGTCCGGGACTGGCGGCAACGGTGCAGCATCGTTATCCTCTGCATCGTCTACTGCGAATCAATCAGCCGCCTCGCCAGCACCACGCCGAAACGCCGAAGGACCGGACGCCACTCGCGTTCGACAATCCTCGCCTAAGTCGGCACCCGAGACACCAGCGTCACCCCGTACAAGCTCGCCCCGGACTGTAATGGGTGACACGTCACCCGAGCATCCGGCAAACGGTTCCCGCATCGAGACTTCCGAGTCGCGTGTGGAAAACTCGTTGAGCGATGTGGAAAGTGTAATGGGTGACTCTGTAATGGGTGACTCGCGTAATGGTTACACGCATTGCGCCTCGCGCGCGGTAGTTCAAGATCTAGAACCTAAGACAGAAGCTGTTCTAGGATCGAGATCTCTAACTGCAAGTGCTGTTAACCACAGATCATCTCTCACTGCAGAGATCTCTGAAGCGGAGAGCAATCAGTTAGCTAGTAAAGCAACTGCATTAACAGCGCTCTTAATTGGCATCCCGAAAGAGATGGTTGCAGAGATAGATGGGAAGGACATGCTGATCGAGTCGTATGGCGATGACGCGCGTGACGCGTGGGTGAGTGTCGGTCGATTCCTGGAGCGGTTCTATGGCGACAGCCAGACCGACGCGCTCGACATCGCGAACAAGCTGATCCTGACCATGACGCCGAAAGGTGTGGCCGCTCGACCGGGCGTCCGGATCTCCGACGCGCGTCCCAGGTCCGTCCTGCTCGCGATCGAGGAAACGCTCCGGAAGCCGCCGACAGTACCCAAGGCTGCGTACACGTTCGTGCTCCGGAAGCTCGAGAACAGCAAGGCCAACCTCGAGCTAGGTGGCGACGGGATGACCGAGACCGAGCGCGCAAGCGTGCGACACGCCCGGGAAGACGCCAAGATCGCTCCGGCCATCAAACAGGCGATCGACGGCATGACGGGACCGTGGCGCCGGCGACCGACGACGGGACGGGCCGACGAGCAGCGCACGGCGCTCCGGTGGCTCCACGGGTCCACAGCTGTCCGTCAGGAATTGGCGGAGGCGTGCGAGAAGAATTTCGCGTCGTGGAACCAGCGTCTTCCGGGTCTCGACACGGTCAAGGAAAACTGGATCCGAGCCGAAGCCGTGAAGCGGTGGAAAGCCGCCGGATGTCCGCTCCCCATGCCTCCGAGGTAGCCGTGAAATACTTCCTGCTCGGACTCATCAGCGCGTACATCGGCGCAATCCTCGGACGCAAGAGGTAGCCATGAGCGACGAGAAGATCGACCCGACCGCATTCGGGCGGAGCACCAACTACGCGATCCCTGGCGTCAAAGACCAGTCGTTCACGGTCGTCGGATTCCACGACGGGTCGCGCATGATCGACGGTCCGATCTACACCGACCGTTCCGAGCCGTTTGAGTTGAAGACTCTCCGTCCGGCGCATCTCCGACGATCGCCCGCGTGGTGGCTCACGGGTTGGTGGCCGCTCCCGTGGCGGACGAAGCTCTGCGATCGCTTCGGGCATCCGGAGTCGTGCGTCGGGAGCGAGGTACGAACGACCGTCCGCACCACCTCGAGCCATGACGCTGGCGAGGAATGGACGCTGGATTTCCAAGCCGTCAGCCCGAGTGTAGCGCGGCGCTGGTGTGAGCGGTGTGGGAGGGACGTGTGAAGCACCGCATCGTGGACGAGAACGGGAACGGCGTGGAGCTCGATGACCGGGATCCGCGGCACCTGCTGTGGGCGATCGCCGCCGAGAAGCGGATGCGGGCGAATCGCGCGTCCGGCGATCTGCTCCGAGGCATTCAGGACTTCCTCGATCTCGCCCGACAGATCACGCGCGCCGACTTGGATCTGGTGCGTTCGCGGATCAAGACGATGGAGCCCGTCGAGGTGCACCCAGGGTGGCGACAGGAAGCCGCTCGGTGGCGCGCACTGGCCGCGAAACTGGAGGTCATGGCACATGACGACGTGCACGGCTGACGTCACGCCGCCCGAAGGCGAGCGCGAGACATGGCTCCATCCGGACGCGCGGGAGCTCGACTGCGGCGAAGGCCACAGGAATTGGCGGCAATGCCCCAACTGCGGGTACCTGTGGCGTGTTGCACCCACACCTGAAAACCGTGTGTCCTCAGAGGTGCAAGCCAGCAGGACCGACGAACGCGAGAAGTCTCACACCCCTATAGCCTGAAACGGGAGAATCGATTCTTATGGCTGAGACCGTGACGTGCCAGTACCCGAAGGGATCCGTCAACGAGTGGCCGAACGACTTCCGCCACATCCCGCCGTGCGGCGCTCCGGCGATCGAGCGCGCTCGGACGTCGGACTTGCCCGAAGGGACGGAGATGCCGATCTGCGAGCGGCACGCGAAGCGCCTCAAGACGCTGACCGAGCGCACGGGCCGATCGTACATCAGTGTTCCTATTCAGGAAACAAGTGTAGTATCGGACCATGATCCGTCTACTGATAGCGGTCCGCCGCCTAGCGACCGCGCTCCTGAATCATCTCTCGGGTGAAGCTGAACGCCGACAGCTGCTCCTCGAGATCGAGCGATTCGAACATCGGAGCAACGACCTGCTCGCCCGACTCCGCGCCCGTGCCGAACGATCCGCCGACGACCACGACAAGGAGGCATGATGACCCGCTACGAGAAGCTCGCGATCCTGTTCATCGCCGCCGGACTGGCGATCATGTCCGCACCGATCGGCCACGGTGCCGCGTTGGTCGCCACGCTGTGCTTCGTCCTGGCCGTGATCTTCATCGGGTGGAGTGGTCTCTGAATGCCGGTGCGTCAGATGACCATAGTTGATGGTCGTGCGGTGTTCGTGGACGAAGTCATCGATCGTGAGCACTTCGGCCCCGGATCCACGACCATCATCGGCACGCCGCGCCCCGGGTGGTATCGCCGCGGCGATGGCAAGATGGCGTACATGCCGGAGACGCTTCCGGCCAGCGGTCAGCCGCTCGCCGGGATCCACTGCGAAGTGTCGCGGGACGGACCCGACGGACTCTATTTCGTTTACGTGCCCGAGCCGCAGGACCAACCTGGCGTCCCGCAAGGCAACGACTGGATGACGGCACACGACCGCGAAGTCTTCCTGTCGTGGCACAAGTGATCGATCTCCAGCCGGACCACGACTGCTGCAACCACAAGCGACGGGCGCTCTACTGCGAGGGCGACGACGTCTTCGTCCACGTCTGCAACATCTGCGGCAAGGTACGCTACGAGCCTGACGGCGTGCGTCCTATGGCGTGGTACCTCGACAAGACCCGGGCGACCGGCGTCCGCTATGCGTGGGAGCCGATCGCCTTCCCGGACGCGCCGGAGGTGTGGAAGTATCCGGACTTGGGCGTGTGGGGATGCCTGGAGCTTCTGGAGCAGTGACCGTCACGCTCGAGGATCTCGCGGCACTCCGCTGCGCCGAAGCGTGCGCCGGTGCCGGTGGCATGGTCTCGGGTATCGAGTCCCAAGGCTTCGACACGGTCTGGCTGTCGGAGATCAACGGCTACTGCAAGCGACTCCTGCGGCACCACTTCCCGGACGCCAAGGTCTACGGCGATCTCAATGAGCTAGTCGGACGTGGCCGGTCGCTCGTCCGGCGGCATGGTCGCCCGCTGCTCTACGCCGGCGGCACGCCGTGTCAGGATCTCTCGGTCGCCGGTCAGCGTCGGGGCCTCAAAGGCGAGCGGTCTGGACTCTTCCACGCCTTCATGCGACTCTGGGAGGAGCTCGGGTCGCCACTCTGTCTCTGGGAGAACGTGCCTGGTGCGCTATCGTCTCACGGTGGGAAAGACTTTGCGCGCGTCCTTGGAGCTTTCATCGGGCAACGATTCGCTGTTCCCCGAGTCGGACGCCGCGGTGATCGCCTCCGGTGGCCTAGTGCTGGAGTGCTACGAGGACCATCCGGAGTCGCCGCATGGCGCGTATTGGACGCACAGTATTTCGGGATTCCGCAGCGCCGCCGCCGTCTATTTGTCCTCGGTTCTCGAGCCAACGCATTCGATCCCAGAGCGATACTACTTGACCCCGAAGGCGTGTCAGGGGATCCTCCGCCGCGCGAGACGTCGTGGGAAGTCCTTACCGCCCGTCTTGGAGACGGCCCTGAGACTGCGCGCCTTCGGAACGCTCGCGCCACAGGAGCCGGAAGTGCTCCCGATCGCGCCGCCCAAGGTCGTCCAGCCGAGCGAACCACGGTGGGAAACGATCGACATGTTTTCGTAAAGGGACCGCGAACTCACTCGGCGGACGACTTCGAAACGTGGAAGGAAGCTACGGTCGCCAACACGCTCGCGCCATCGGACATGAAGGTCTCGACCGTGCGCGCGACCACGATCGTCTTCGGTCCTGAGAACCACGTCGCCGACCCGATCTCCGCCAACGAAGGCCGGACGTGGACGCACGAAGGCAACATGTTCCGGACGCACAACGTCGTGATCGAAGACGACGCGAGCCTGGGGATCCCGCGGCGCCTCATGCCGATCGAATGCGAGCGGTTGCAAGGTTGGCGTGACGGATGGACAAACGTCCCGAAGACGACTATTCTCCAGCCAGACGATGCAGGACTGTTCGGCCAAGCGATGACCGAGATCGAGTACGAGTACCCGTCGGACGCCAAGCGGTACCGCGCGATCGGGAACGGGGTCGCCGAGCCGGTCGCCGCCTGGATCGCCTGGCGGATCCGTCTCGCCGCCGCGGAAGCCTACGTAAAACTGCAGTCATCCATTCACCAGTAGCGTTCTCTATTTCCTAGATCCCCATTCAGCCATGCCCGCCACCACACGCCCGCGTCTCCGCGTGACATCCATCAGCCAATGGAACAAGGAAGACTCCGCCGGACGACGCGAGAATGCCAAGTTCAAAATCGATCTCGATACCGCGCTCAAGGAGCTTGAGTACGAGCTCGGTCGCATCTCGGTCACCGACGCCCAAGTCGGGATCGCGGTAGACTCCCGCGCCTTCCGGCGCGACGGCTGGCCGCACACCAAGGCCCAAGGCCATCCCGGCGTCGTCCTCACCTTCTCGCGCCCCAACCGCGGTGTCATGCGGATCGCGACCGATCGCTACTACGAGTGGGTGGACAACCTCATTGCGATAGCCCGCACGCTCGAGGGGCTCCGCATGATGGACCGCTACGGCACGACGGGGAACGGGAAACAGTACGAAGGCTTCCGTGCGCTCCCCGCCTCGACGTCGGCGACGATGGACGTGGCCGAGGCCGCGGTCATCATCCGCGATGCCGCGCAACTCAAGTACCCGCCCGAGCGACTGTTGGAAGTGCGGGAGCTCGCGGAGATCGGCGTGCGCGCCGCGATCTTCAAGTCGCACCCGGACCAGAACATCAACAAGCCGAAGGACGAGGTGGAGGCGCGGTTCCATCTGGTCGAGCGCGCTCGTCAGGCACTCTCGGCCCATCACGGCGGAGGACTCTGATGTCACTCAAGCCAGGCGAAGTCGTGAACGGCGAGATCACCGAGGTCATCCTCCGGAAGGGATACATCCGCTTCGTCATCCAGCCCGAAGGCTACGAAGAGGTGCCCGCCGAGCTTGTCGAAGACACCATGATTGGCGACAACAGCCGACGCACGATCACGCGCGTCTACGCCGCGAAACCCAAGACGGAAGTGAACGTGGACTTCGCCATGCGTTCCGCGACCTATGTCTTCGCCACACTTCGCGCCAACAAGCTGCCGATCGAGGATCTCTGCGGCTTGAGGACACGACTGGAAGGTGGCGACCAGGAGTTTCAGGTTGGCCGGTTGTTCATCAACGGCTACCGGATCGTCTGATGTCAGCCGACACGCCGCTCACACAAGCGCAGTGCTATGAGGTATCGGGATACGAGCGCATCGGGTCATGCGACTGCTGCGAGTTCGATGGACTCCGTGTCACGGCAACTCGGATAGATGCCTACGGTAGTCCAATGACGACGCCGCAAGACATCCTGTGGTACTGTGATCTCCGCCGCGGGACGCTCGCGAGCAACTTCCATCGTCAGGGCCGACCAGAAGGTCACGTCCTGGCCGGGATGGCGTTCATGGTCAACACGCTCCTCAAAGCCATGAGGGACAAGTGACCACACTTCACCCATCACACCCGAGGGATCCGAATCGTCTGAGGACTCCAGATGTCTGATCGACTGTGCGCGTGCGGCTGCGGCCTGCCGCTGTATGACGGAAAGACACAACTCCATCCGTCTGAGGTACAGCGTAGAGAGTCGCGCCAATTCCGGTGGGGACATAAAACCAATCACTACAACGAACGACCGCAGCAGTATACCAGAGCATTCGCGGGGAGAGATCCCGAGACGTTCGTATGGACGGAGGCCAGCGGTCGCCGCCGCCGCAGAGTGCGAAAGTCCCGTGTGCTTGGCGAAGCGGCCCTCGGTCGCGCCTTTCGAGCGGGAGAGTGCGTGTTCCACGCCGACCTCCGCACCGACAACGACACGCCAGGGACATTGGTCGTCTGTGACTTCGCACTCCGACAGGTGCTCCTGTGGCGTGCCAAAGCCTACCAGGCTACCGGGAACGCCAACGCGCGAAAATGCGTGTACTGCAAGCGATGGGACACTCAGCCGAGCCTTACGATCCTCCGGCTGTCAGGCGGATCCATTCAGGCATACCACCAAGAATGCAAGCGTGCCTACCAGAGCTCCCGTCACAGAGGCGACAATCGCGCGTACAACCGGAAGCGCGTCGATAACATGTACCACGAAGGTCGGTAATGCCGAGCAGGAACCCTAACCGTCGCGCGCCGGCGAGGCGGGATCCGAACGAGATCCATCCCGACAAGATCGAGCCGAAGCAGGGGATGGAATTCGTGCTGGAGCGGTACCGGAAAGACGGGCGAGACGTGGTCGAACGGAAGAAGATTTCGCGTGTCATCCGGCAGGGGAATCCAGACCACGGACAGGATCTCGTCTGGACGATCGAGTATCAGATCGAGGCGATCGACTCCGCCGACCAGAAGGTCGTGCTCAAGATCATGTGGTGGATCATGTACGATAGGCACCGGCAGGAGTGGGCCGACGCCCGCCTGGTGCAGGACGAAGCGGCCAAACGAGGAACACCGATCTATGCCACACCAGGAAAAATCCCGCCTCTCGGACGACTCGCCGACTGAGGCCGTGACCGAGCCGCACCCGCTCCGCGACGGGCAGATCGCGCTCGCGCACGGGCGCACGGTCCGCGTGTTCAAGGATGGCCTCATCGTCATCCTCTCGCCCGCGCTCCGGATCGAGACGAGTTTCCGCGTCACGCGCACAGAGCGCGGCCAGATCGCCTCGCTCCTCAAGTCGCCGCGCGAGTCCGGCGCTCCGGCGTTCAAGGATTCGTATTCGCAGGACGACGCGCTCTCGTCGCAGGACTACCTCCGCCAGTACGCGGACATCGTCTCGATCGCGGACGAAGAGAACCTCGTCACCGGCGAAGAGTCCGAGGGCGACGAGGACGACACCGCTCGGACCATGCTCCGGATCGCGAGCTATATCGACTGGCTCGAGGCCGAGGTCGCACGCCTCGGCACAGGGAAGATAGAAGGCTTCGAAGGGGAGAACCAAACATGATCTACTTCCTGTGGTGGCTCGGGATCAACATCGCGTGCTTTGGGATCGCGCTCTGGTGGGGGCAGGACGGCGGGAAGAATCCGGTCCCGTGGCATGAGCTCGAGACGTTTCAAGCACACCCGATCATGGGCGCGATCGTGGTGACGGTCATGCTCGCCGCCGGCGGTGGCGTGCTGCTGCTCGGGTACATGGTCTACCTGTCGATCGAGATCTTGGCGCTCGACATCGGGACGCTCTGGATCCGCGCCGGGACCGCATGGCGCAACTTCCTCTTCTGGCTCTCGCAGAAGTGCATCGATCTCGGGCATTGGCTTGTGATCAAGTCCCTGGCGCCGGCGCGGCGCGCGGAAGGCCGCGCCGTGCTGGAGCAGTACCGCGACGAGGTACGGCCCAATGGCGACTAGGTTCATGGATCTCGTCCTGGCCGCGACGGCGAAGAGCGGCACCGGAGAGGTCGTGATCGATCGCGACTACGAGATCACCGAGCCGGTCCGACTCTTCGACCAAGTCGGCTACTGCATCCGCGGCACCGAAGGCCGACGCCCGATCCTGCACTGGACCGGCAGCGCCGAGGAATCGGCGCTCTTCGACTTCGCCAACTGCCGCGACACGATGATCCGGAACGTGATCATCCACGTCCACGGAAGTCTCCGGCAGATCTGCCACTACTGGCGGAAGGTGAAAGGCCGGACGACGCCGACCAACAACGGTCACCGCTCGGTCGCCACGCTGGTGCAGCCAAGCGGGAGTCTCTCGCTCTTCTCGAGCCACGACCGATTCAACGAGCGGTGGGAGGCCGCAGGACTCCCGAAGGAAGAGAACAATGAGTTCGGATATTTCGAGGACATCGATGTGGACGGCGCTCTGGCAGGGATCCAGTTCGACGGGCAGCAGTCCCACGGACATGTCCTTCGCCGATGCCGACTCAACGTGCACTCCACTGCCGTCATGTCCACCGGCTGGTTCTCCGCCACGGACGTCTCCGGTTCCGGGTGCGCCTGTGCGTTCTGGCTCCAGGCGGTCTCGGCACCCGTGCATATCGTCCGGCCCAACTTCGAAGCCACGCAGCGACTGCTGGTCGCGCAAGGATCGGAGGGCTTCACCGGAGATAGCCAAGCGATCACGATCGAGGGAGGCTCGACGCGGTGCGACCAACTCAACCTCGACGGTCGCCTCATCATCCTCCAGAATGCGGGTCCGCTCCGGATCGTCGGTCATCAGTTTGGTAGCGGCCAGCAACCGATCCCGACGATCGAGAGTGCACACCCCGGTGCGGTCACGCTCCTGAATTGCGACTTCGGGTGCCACGGGTCATTCTGGAAGCCGATCGTCAAGCGACCGGACGGGAGTCGGGATCTGAGCGCCTCGGTCATCGGGTGCGTCTCGCACAGCGACACCGGCGAAGTCGCACCGTATGTCAACGTCTCACGCACGGGGGAGTGATGGACGGTTGGCGACTCTGCAAGAACGCCGTGTGCGCCGAAACGATGGGGGAGCTCCCGCCATCGGAGTTCTCACTCGCGCCGCACCGCGGTGTCTGCAACGCCTGTATCCGCGAGACCGGCGTCCAGAAGATCCACACCCGCTGCAGCGGCTGCGGGAAGATCATCAAGGCCAAGGTCAAGAACGACGGCTACCCGCGGTGTGTCGCGTGCTCCTACAACGGTGCCCGTCGGTCCTACGTGCCAGCATGATCTTCTTCGTCGGCCTCCACATGCCGAACCACGCCCATGCTTTCGAGCATTGCATGGTTTCGGTCAACCGACTCATCGACCGACGCTCGAGCTTTCCGGCCAGGAAGTGGCTCATGGACTCCGGGGCGTTCACGACCGTCACCAAGCACGGCTACTATCCGACGCCGGTCGAGGGATACGCGACCGAGATCGTCCGGTGGTCTGATGTAGGCACCCTGCTCGCCGCCGCCTCGCAGGACTACATGTGCGAGGAATTCGTGCTCCGGAAGACCGGCCTCTCGGTCGCCGAGCACCAGCGCCTCACGATCGACCGCTACTGCGCGCTCCGGCGCCTCGTCCCCTACCGGATCCCGATCCTGCCGGTGCTCCAAGGCTATCGCCCGCAGGAATACGCCGACCACGTCCGGCAGTACGGTGAGCTCCTGGCGCCTGGGCAATGGGTTGGTGTCGGATCTGTCTGCAAGCGGAACGCGAAGCCCGAGTCGGTCGTGGCAGTGCTCCGAGCCATTCAAGCCGTGCGACCGGATCTCCGGCTGCATGGGTTCGGCCTCAAGGTCACCGCACTCCAGAACCCGGACGTCACGAACCGACTCTACTCTGCCGACAGCATGGCGTGGAGTTGGGCCGCGCGATGGGAAGGACGGGACGCGAACGACATCAACGAAGCGATCCAGTACGCGCAGAAGGTCAACGACAAGGTGCTCGTCGCGAAACGCGAGCCGCAGTATTCCCTAGCCGAGTGGGAACAATGACCAAGCCCCTCTACACGCTCGAGATCCTGAACCCGCACTCCCGGAACGGGAAGCCGCAGTGGTGCAAGTTGCACTTCGCGATGCTCGAGAACCTCATGCGGATCGGGACGCACAACGGGATCGCGGCCTCGCTGCTCATGTCGTCGGCGTTCCTCGACAAGATCAAGTCCGACGGCGTGCTCACCTACGATCCGGGACGCAACACCGAGTACGTGATGGACATGCTCCGGGACTCCTACTCGCCGTTCTGCTGCTGGCTCGGCGCCGAGAAAGTGCAGGAGATCTTGGCGGCGAGCTCCAACGCCTCGCTCGAGGAAACGGGGATCCTCCGGCAATTCGAAAAGGAAGTCGCCATCCGGAACAAGAAGGTCCAGCGCCAGCTGCGGAGACTCAAATGACACGCTGTGTCTGTGGTCGCTATAAGAACGTCGAATTCAAGTGGAGCGACGGATCCTCGACGTGGATGGACGAGGCGGCGTTCGCGATCCACCTGCGGATGTGGGGCGAGCCCAAGGTGCCGTACATCATTCACCCGATCCCTTCACCGAAACCACGGGAGACCAATGCCTAATGGAATGAAACCAACACCGAGATCCGGGATCGTCCGACACTCCGACCGCGTCGTGGCGCTCGAGGCGGCGCTGGAGCGGATCCCGAAGACCGAACGCATCGCCGTCATGCTGGAGCACGACCAGACGGGCGTCGGTACGCGCACAACCATGCACCGCACCGCGCTCTGCGTCGTGCTGCAGAAGGGATCCCGGACCTACGGGATCTTCGAAACCACGGGCCGCGCCAAGCAGGAAGGCTTCTCCCTCGTCACCCGCCATCCGACGGACCCGCGCCTCTTCGTGTTCGTAGACACCCGAGTAGACCCCAAGCCGGCGGAGGCGTGATGCCAGTCAAGACCAATGTGGAGAAGATCCACGACACGCTGACCGAGCTCGGTCTCGGGGAGCCAGAGAAGAAGAACATCGCCGGGATCCTGAGTCGGATCCGGAACCTCAAGCTCTACGTCGATAGCGTCCGCGGGAAGTACGCACGGCTGCGGCGGAAGTACCGCGCGCTCTCCAAGATCGTGAACGGTCCGGCGACTCCGGACAAGCGACTCACCTACGCCATGCTCCAGGCTCGGCTCAAGGAGTACGACGACCGCGAGAAGCAGATCACCCATGAGCTCCGGAAGCATTTCGAGACCAACCCGAACCTCGCTAACCGGCGCGCGTCGGAGTTGCCGCAGACCATCCTCTACCTCGTCCACCGATCGAACGAGTACCAGGCGGAAGACTCCACGGCAGTGAAGCGCGAGCGCGAGCGGACGAAAGACGAGCGCATTCGGTTGACAGAGCGAGCCGATAAGGCGGTCGCCAAGGAGCGCGAGACGCAGCGATTGCTCGACTACTACATCTCGACCTTCGGCCTCAAGACGCCGCCGGCGGACTGGTCGTGGTCCGAGACGATCATGGACCGGGGACAGGAAGCGCAGCGGCTGGTCGATGCCGCGGTCAAGGATCTCGCGCAACCGGTGCGCGTCCCGATCTCCGAAGGCCAGGCTGTCACCGTCGCTACGGGGAACTTCCCCGACAACCGCGACACCAAGACGTTCCCATTCGCTCGAGGCAACCCGTTCTACCTCGGCGACTACGACACGGATGAATTGCTGGACGAGATCCGGAGGCGGACCACCAATGTCAGGTAAACCCGACACCGAGCAGAAGTCGCTCTTCAAAGAGCCAAAGGCCGCGCGACCGAAGAAGGATCCGATGCTCTATATCGTCAAGGCCAACACCCGGGTCGCGCGGTGCCGCGGCGAGAATTGCCGGAAGCCGGTCTTCTTCGTCTATCTCCTGAACACGGGCCGCACGGTGATCGTGGACTGCGAGCCCGTGTACGCCCCGAACCACAAGACCAAGGCGAACCAGGACCATGAGATGAAGCCGCGGTGCTTCCCACCGGTCCACCCGAACGCCCCGGGCGAGCACTACCCGAACGGCATGGACGGACAAGGCATCGACCACCACTTCACCTGCGCCGACGTCAGACAGTTTGGCCGGAAGACGGAGCGGAAAAATGATTAGCCTACAAGTCGAAGCCCTGGCGTCGAGCGCCTCGATCTGGCCGCAGACGATCGCCGGTTGGACAGTGCTCGTCTCGACGTTCGTATCGGTCGTCGTCCTGGTCTGCCGAATGATCGCGATGCTCGGCGAGCATGAGCGCGAGATCCGTGACCTGACCCGCATTACCAACCAGCAAAAGCAGGGGATCGAGTACCTGTGTGACGCGGTTCAGGCGCAGACCAAGAGCGACAAGAACCAGGATCTCGCGATCAAGATGATCGCCGAGTACGTCGGCGGTCGCTACGAATCAGATAAAGTCGCCCTGCATACCTTCGGTCGCCGCGGACCGACGTACACGGAGGTGGGCTACCCGCACTTTGCGCCGTACCCGCCGGACGAGGCGCCACCTCCCGCCATCGAAGTACCGGACGAGCGCTCGGCGGAGCGCAGCGAAGAAGACGACGCAGCCGACAGTGTCATGCAACATCAGCGGGAGCTCGCGGAGTGGGACGCGGATCTACTGGAAACCTTGCTCAAGCGAACGTAACATTTCATGCGTGGCAACCGAGGGTCCGTGGTACGTCCGCGATGGGATCTGTGTCCACCGGTTGACCGGTGCCTTCGTCATGCCCACCGACAACTACGCGGACGACGATGCTATCCGCCTCGAGCGTGCCAAACGACTCTGTGAGGCCCTCAACCGACTCGACGCAATCGCCAGGAAGGCACTGCCCAAGGACGAAGGACCACCGCCATAGACCGTTCGTGATCACAGAAGAGAGCCTCGACCGGTCAGGAAAGGTCGAGGCTCTCTTCGTTGTGTCGGTGTGCGATAAGTGCGGCGCGCAGCTGGTACCGTGGACGGCTATCCAGCCGACTTCGCGAACGCCATCCGCTCGAGAGTGACGCGCTCCAAGGGATCCACGATCCAGAGCTTCCGGTTGTTGGAGTCCGTCACCCACACCTTGCTCGTAACCGGATTCCATCCGGCGTACAGGAGTCCTTCACCCGTCACCGTGATCGACGCCACGTTGGCGCCCGCCTGCGAGATGAACCGGAGCGCCGCGCCGCCGACATCAACGACCATTGTCTCGCCGGTCGTCGGACAATAGGTGCCGCTCATGGCGTTGCCGCCGAAGCCTAACGATGCTTGTGCATCGCTGTTGAGCGGGTCGAGCGTCTTGAAGTTTACGTTCGTGCCCGAGTTGAGCAGAATCATCTTCTGCATTCCGTCCGACCAGAAGAGTCGGTCGTAGGCCCCGCCCGTGCCAGCGGATGCCTCGATCGTGAGCCCGATCGGATCGA